ATGATATTATCAAATATCATTTCGGAGAAATCTATGCTCCAATCAAATATGGATGCTATCAAAATTGTTTTGATTCTCAGAAAGCGGAACATGTCGGATTCTATGTAGATTGGTCGGATGACAAATGTCTTAGAAAAGATTTAGGGTATTGGATTGACATGGTAGACACTATGCCAGTTGGAAACATTTTCGACAATAAAGAATTATTACAGGAGGAGCAATAATGCAAAGAGAATTTATTTGCGGTGACTGCATGAATTTTCTCCCGGACTTTCCAGATAATTACTTCGATGTGGCAGTCGTAGACCCACCATACGGAATCAAAGAACACGGCGGTAAGAATCGTAGTAAATATGTAAAGCAGAAAAATGGAAGTTCCATTTATGTTCCTGATGGTGGCTATAAGAATTATGGTTGGGATAATAAACCACCAGATCGAGAATATTTTAAACAACTATTCAGAGTATCAAAGAATCAGATTATCTGGGGATGCAATTACTTTGATTACCCAATGGCGGGTGGTTTGATAATCTGGGATAAATGCAATGATGGTTCAGATCAATCAGACGCAGAAGTTGCTTACTGCAGTCTTACAAGAAGAGCTGACATTTTTCGCTATATGTGGAGAGGAATGTTTCAAGGAAAATCAATAATTGAAGGAACAATACAGCAGGGCAACAAAAAACTGAACGAAAAGCGAATCCACCCAACTCAAAAACCTGTAAATTTATATCGTTGGATATGCCAGAAATATCTGCAGAAAGGAATGAAGATTCTTGATACCCATGTGGGGAGCGCAAGCTCATTGATTGCCTATGAAGAATGTGGACTTGAATATATCGGGTATGAAATTAATGAAAATTATTACAATGACGCTTGTAAGCGGTTAGAAGAATTTAGATCACAGATCACATTGTTTGATTTAGGAATGGAGGGGCGTACAAATGAGTAGTGCAAGCGTAAGATTCGGGACAAAAGCGTATGTATGCGCAAGATACTTTCTTAGACCCGGAAAGTGCTTCAAATACATAGACCAGCGCGGTGAAGACACCACAGAACACGTCTATGAGGTCATGGCATTATATCCGTACTGTGTCCTGCTAAGAGATACCAAGAATGGGGTCAGAACTTGTCCGGGATATAACACTTTGAGCCTGATGCTGAGAGGAAGTGAAGCGAGTGAGTAAAGGCAAAGATATTTCTACTATGTTTACAAGAGAAGAAAACAAGAAGAATGGAAGACTCGGATACGGTCAGGCTACTAGAGAAAAGGAAGACATTATCAGTCCTGCACAATACGGTGCGTTCCTACAGAAAAGAGGTAAGAAGAAATGAACAAATCAGTGTTGGTAATGAATACGCCAGAAAATTGTTATAATTGTCCATTTGGAATTGGATACTGTGGCGATCTTGAATATGAGGGTTTGTGCGAATTAGCTGACTGTTTAGATTATGATGTAATTCTGATGACAGAAGAACATTATGATTGCGAAAGTAAATCAAGACCTGATTGGTGTCCATTGAAGCTGTTACCAGAGAAGAAAAGTACAACTGCACCCGTGAGCAATTACGAAGTGCAGAAAAACTTATTTGCCGACGGTTGGAATGCCTGCTTGAGAGAAATTACAAAAACAAGCGATGAAAATGAGCGATAAAAAGCAAGCGATAAGAGGTGAAGTAGATGGAGAGATTAACACTTGACGATACGATAAAAGCACTTAGATGTGTTGCCAGTCAAGATACAGGAGGTGGTTGCTATGCAGACCACGAAAACTTCATACATATGGATGATGAGTATAAACGCATTGTCTGTGGAACTGGCGAGGATTTAAGAGATCCTATCAGCGACAAGGAAGCGGTTGGATGCCCGTATTATCAAGATACTTATGAATGTTGTTTTGAAAATGGAGGATTGTATTGGTTGAAAGATGTTGCAGAGCTGCTAGAAGAACTGAAATCTTATAAAGACTTAGAAGAACAGGGTTTGCTTGTGAAATTGCCAGATGATTTATTTAAAAAAGTATATCGAATAACTTATGAATATACGGAATGTAGTAAATTTGGAGAAACAGTTATTGATTGTGAGAATTATAATTGTAACTGCGATTGTGATTCTGAAAAGAAATTTTATATCGTAGAAAACAATCTGAAATTTATGCTATTTTGCAATTATTATAATGAACTTGGCAAAACCGTATTCCTCACCCGTGAAGAAGCTGTGAAGAAGCTGGAGGAACTCAAAAATGAAATTTAAAGAATTTGCAAAGTGGTGCAATGAAAGAGCCTGTGATGGATGTTGGGGAATGCTGGAAGCAATGGCGTGTATTGATTTAATAGGTGAAGTTAAAAAAGTTCCGTTTTGGAAAAGAGAGAAATTTTGGAAAGAAAATTATGAGCAGCAGGTATTGGAAGAGATTATTAATCCGATAGAGAAGAAGTTGGAGGAGGTTCAAAATGACAAGACCTGAGATTACAGCAAAATTATCAGCCATGCTTGAAAAGAAAATAAATCCTCACAATGATCCACGTATTTATTGGGCGAAAGAAGTGACATTCGATTATTCGACAGATCATGCGGTAAGGGTGGATTATATGCGATTCGTGCCAGCAAATAATAGTGTGTCCGGGATAGAAAAAGGTGACTGCTATTGTTATGAGGTTAAATCATCAGCTGAAGATTTTCGTTCTGGTCATGGGTTGAATTTTATTGGTGATTATAACTACCTGGTTATGCCGACAGATGTATGCGCTGCGGTATCCCTTGAAATTCCACATTATGTAGGAATATATGTACCAGAAGCAAATGATTTTACATGCGTCAAAAAAGCAAAGCGAAGAAATCGGACAAGGCCTGTGTCTGAAATACTTTTGATGATGTTCCGGTCTGCGAATAGAGATTATAGAAAAGCAGTAAAACAGTTGGAGGAGATGAAGAATGGCTTATAAGTATTTAGATAACGCTGTCAAATCCATTGAATATCAGCTGAAGAATATCAGCTGAACAGCGCATATAGCCACGGGTATTCTGATGGGAAAGAGGATGCGAGAATAGAATATTCGAAGCACGGGAAAATTGTAAAAATGAAAGTGCTAAGCGATAATGACTTCAACTCTATGCCAGACTACTATAAATCATGGCCCGTAAAAGCATGGTGTAGTTGCGGAAAACCACTTAATCGACTGGATTATACATTTTGTCCGTATTGTGGAGGATTGATTGCGAGAGGAGATGAAGAAAATGGCAGATAAAACATGCGAAACTTGTATTGAAAACGACAACGGGCTGTGCGACCGCAAAGGCATCCTGATAGAGGAAGACGATACCTGTGAAAAGCACATATCAAGTTGGAAAGAAACAATGATGGAGAATTTTATCCGAAAATCAATGTGGTAAGGACGGAAATGTCCTTGTCAGACGGGAAGGTGGCTAAATGACAAATGTGAGTTGGATTCGATTAGAAATAGATATGTTCGATAACAAAAAAATCCGGCATATCAGAAAACTTCCAGAGGGGAACAACATCGTTCTAATCTGGATGATGCTCCTGACGATGGCAGGGCGTTGTAATTCAAACGGGATTATTTTTTTGACAGAGAATATTCCATATACAAATAAAATGTTGGCTGACGAGCTGGACTTTGATGAGAGTGTGATCGAACTTGCACTTACAATTCTTGAAAAATTCGGCATGATAACCAGAGATGGAACATTGCTTTCAATTCCCGGATGGGAAGAGCATCAGAATATTGACGGGCTTGAAAGAATCAGAGAGCAGACAAGAAAACGGGTTGCCGAGCACAGAAAACGCCAGAAAGAATTATCAGAGGAAGAACGTACGCCGAAGATTCCAGAGCAGATTTCTTGCGAAAAAGATTTAGTCAAGCCCGGAGATGTTCAGAAAGTTGTTGATGAATGGAACAAGCTTCAGCAGTTCGGGATTCAGCCAATCGCAAGAATGACAGCAAGGCGAACGCAAATGCTGAAAGCAAGAATCCGAGAATATGGCATGGATAAGGTAATGGAAGCTCTGAGGAACGTAAAAAACAGTGACTTCCTTATGGGGAAGAAAACTGATTTTATGATAAATTTTGAATGGTTTGTGAAACCAAACAACTTCTTAAAGATACTCGAAAACAAATACCACAACAGGGAGGATATGCGAAATGGAGCTGACGCAACTCAAAGAAATGTCGAACCAATCATCCCACTTGGAGAATGGAATGGAGAAGAATCAGACACCCCGTTCGCTTGAATGCCCTGAATGCGGGGACAGCGGGTGGAGATGGGTAAGAGATGCAAGTGGTATTCCCTATTGCGAGGAATGCCCTTGCGGAATCAGAAAAAGAATAATCCTTGAAAATCAATTGAAATTTGCAGAGCTTCCAAACGTGTTTAAAGGCTCAAATTTCAATGATTTGAAGTCAAGTGTATATTTGAACGCCGAGAGCCGAAAAGTATTTTCTCAGGCGGCTCAGGCGGTAAATTACTGGTTTAAAAATCTTCCTGATATGCAGAAGAAAGGAATAGGGCTATACCTTTTCTCAAACGCAAAAGGTTCTGGCAAAACCAAAACAGTATGCAGCTTGGCGAATGAAATTATGAAGAAATACCAGAAGCCAGTAAAGTTCACCACATCCCTCAGGATTCTTGATGAGATCAAGAATACATGGGGAGACAAAGGGAATACGGAAGGAAAGTTGATAGAGGATTTGTCCAGAACAGAAATCCTTATCATTGACGACTTCGGCGCTGATTCTGGTAAGGAGTGGATTAACGAAAGATTCTATAGCATTATCAACGGGCGGTATGTCGACAGGAAAATCACTATATTCACGAGCAACTGCCAGATATCAGAACTGAAATATGACGAGAGAATCACAAACAGGATTCTGGAGCGATCACTTGAAATCCCATTTCCAGAGGAATCTGTCAGAGAACATATAGCACAACATTTGAAAATGAAGATGGTACAAGGAATGCGAGGTAAAGAGAATGAAAATAGCTGTTAAACCATGGGGCGAAATGTCTTTCAGAGAAATTCAGAATTTAAAAGAAAAGCAATGTAAGCATTGCGATTATTTTTCAAAGAATAATTCTGGAGAGTTATCATTTGGAACTTGCGATTACATCCTTATCAATGATCACATGAGAGGATGCCTACCGACAGAATGCGTAATGAAAGGGATTTTTAAAAGAAGAACAGGAGCAAAAAGAAGAGCAGCTTTGAGAATTTAACTGATTCATCTCAAAAATTCTCCTACCTCTATAGGGACGAATTGAGATAGAGAATATACAAATGAAAGGAAGTGATTATAGATGTTGGTTGCATATAAATATAGATTATATCCAAATAAAGAGCAACAAGAATATTTTGCGAAATGTTTTGGATGTGTACGATTCATCTATAATCGTATGCTTTCAGATAAGATTGATTATTACAATGAAACAAAACAGAAATTAAATAATACACCTGCTCAATATAAGAAAGAATTTCCTTGGTTGAAAGAGGCTGATTCTCTTGCATTAGCAAATGCACAGATGAATTTACAAACTGCTTATAACAACTTCTTTAAAAGACCAGAAGCAGGATTTCCTAAATTTAAGAGCAAGAAAAATCATAAATATTCTTATACTACTAACAATCAAGGCGGAAACATATATGTATCTGATAAATATATTAAATTACCAAAGATTGGATTGATTAGAGTAAAGAAACATAGAAATTTTGATGGTTTGATTAAATCTGTTACTGTGTCTCAGAATCCTTCTGATAAATATTTTGTTTCTGTGTTAGTAAATCAAAAAGATAAAGAGAAATTACCTGTTAACAATAATGAGATTGGAATTGATCTTGGAATTAAAGAATTTGCTATTACATCTTATGGCGAAATGATAGAAAATCCTAAGTATTTTAGAAAGTCTGAAAAGAAACTAAGAAAATTACAAAAGGATTTATCCCGTTGCCAAAAAGGAAGTAAGAACAGAAAAAAATGTAGAATAAAAATTGCAAAACAATATGAAAAGATTACGAATCAAAGAAAAGATTTTTTACATAAATTATCTAAGAGACTTATTAGTGAAAACCAAACAATATGTCTTGAAGATTTAAAAGTAAAAAATATGATGACTAATCATAAATTAGCAAAATCAATAGCAGATGTATCTTGGAGTGAGTTTGTAAGACAGTTAGAATATAAAGCAAATTGGCATGGCCGAGAAATTATTAAGATTGATACATGGTTTCCATCAAGTCAGATATGTTCTAATTGTGGACACAAAGATGGAAAGAAAGCATTATCTATCAGAGAATGGACTTGCCCTGTTTGTGGAACACATCACGAAAGAGATATAAATGCTGCGATAAATATTCTCAATGAAGGAATGAGAATAAGAACCGTAGGAACTACGGGGATAGCCTAAGTAAACTTGTCTCGTTAGAGATATTGATTAGGAAGCTTAGACTTCTAAGCAAAGCGTAGGTCTTGAGTAGTTCACACCTTTGAAAGGAAAAGAAATGAGAACAATAAGCGAAATGTATAAACGTTCCGGCGGAACTGCGTATCAGCACAATTGTTCTGAGTGCAGATTTTATAGGGACGGAAAGAGAGAAAAATGTCTGATGTACGGCGGCGATCGGGACTGGCATGGAAATTTTATTGCCTGTAAATTCTTCAATCTTGAAGATGATATGCCAGAAGGACAGATGAATATTTTTGATTATGTGTGAAAGAAAGGAGGAACGAGGAGCCGCTGGCCAGCGAAAGGATATCCCGGTTCCTCCTTATTTTTTATGAATAATGACGACTTGAAATATGCAATCGAGAATGGTATCATCAATTTGTCTCACATACAAGAGCAAGTTGAAATGAATAAAAGGGAAGAAATTTTAAAAGAATACAGGGACAGCATATGGAAGGCATCTGACGGATATTGGAAAATCCGTATGACTTACGATGAAACCGGACAGAGGAAAATGTTCAAGCGCCGGTCTAAACAGGATTTAGAGGACTTGATTGTAAAGACACACCGTGAGAAAGCAGAGAATCCAAAGATTAAGAGCGTATTCGAAGAATGGGCACAGCGTAAGGTTGAATTGAACAAGATTTCAATTCAAACATACCAGAGGTATCAGCAGGACTTCAATCGGTTTTTTGGAACCATGGGCGAACGCAGAATCAAAGACCTTGAGTCAGAGGATATCAGCAACTTCCTGGAAGAGCAGATCAGCGAATACAATCTAACCGCAAAAGCTTTCTGCAATCTTAAGACAATTACCAGAGGCACCCTAAAATGGGCAAAGCGCAACAAGCTGATTGATTGGAACGTGCAGGAATTATTCTATGACTTGGATGTCACCGATAAATCTTTCAAAAGAAATATCAAAGAAGATTCGGAAGAAGTATTCAACGACGCTGAAATGGAGAGGATGATTGATTACTTGAAAGATAATCAGGATATGGTAAATCTCGGAATTATGCTTATGTTTGTAACCGGGCTGAGAGTTGGGGAGCTATGCGCTTTGAAATGGAATGACTGGCTACCACATATCAGTACGATTAAAGTCAGAAGAACGGAAGTAAGGCATTTTGAAAACCATAAAGGCATTTTTGAAGTAAAAGACTTTCCGAAAACAGAAGCAGGCGTAAGAAATGTAGTGGTTCCTCAGGGGTGTATATGGATATTACAGAAGCTTAGAAATATGTCGACATTCTGCGAATATATATTTTCCAAAGATGGAAAGCGATTAAATACTTATTCGTTCAGAAACCGGTTAAGAACAGTATGTAAGAAAACTGGCTGTATTCAAAAATCACCGCATAAAATACGGAAAACATATTGCACTATACTACTCGATCACAGCATAGATAATCAGATGGTCACATCACAGATGGGCCACACAAATATTTCGTGCTCCGAGAATTATTATCACAGAGACCGAAAGGACCTCAAGAAAAAGCAGAAAATCATGGACAGCATAGATGAATTTATGGTAGTATCAAGATAGCTTTTTTTGAGAGGGAACAGCCAGGGAACAAAAAGGAACACCCTGCAAAAGGTTAGAAGCATTGGTTTTATAGGAAAAATAGCAGTTTAAAGATACGTTCGATTCCCGTACTGGCTGCTAACGAAAACCTTGTAAAATCAAGGTTTTTTGTGCTTTTTAGAGGTGTTTAAAAGTTCGAGGGAACAGGCTAGGGAACAGGTAAGGAACAAGAACAAATATTCGAATTAAAACCATAGGAGGAAAACTTGTGTGTGAGACACAGGAAAAACCATCGTAGACGGCAGAAATGCGGTCTTTTTTTGTTTCCCAAATTATGTTAATATGGTTGTATGGAGGTGGTGTTGTGGTACATACCGCATATGATGTAATGAAAGAATATCTGATAACCGGTGCAGAACTTGATGGACAATTTCAGATACCAATACTGCCGAAAGTAGATTTCTCAGCAGGCAAGTCGATTGACTTTGCGTCTTCAAAATCCAGATCATTGAAAGGTCACAAGGACCTGACCGTAAATTTTTACATTGACGACAAAAGCTTTCTACAGGTATGGAATCAGCCTGACCAGTACATTGAGCACTTAAAATGTTTCAATTCAGTTTGCAGCCCAGATTTCACAATTGCTTCCGGGATGCCAAGCGCGTTGAACATCTACAACCTGTACAGAAACCATGCTTTAGGCTATTATTGGGCGATTATGGGCGTTAAAATAATTCCGTCCGTAAATATTATCAGTCCGAAGGAAATGCCGTGGATATTTGATGGAACGCCGCACAGAAGCACTGTATCATGTTGTACCAATGGCAGAGTGCGGTCAAAGTCTGCCAGAATGGAGTTTTGCGAGAATTTTAAGGAAATGTTGGATGCGATAGAGCCGGCAAAGGTTGTGATCGTAGGTATCGTGCCGGATGAGCTTAATGTGGATGTGCCAATTATAAACCTCAATTCACGAAGCCAGAACATGAAGGAGATGTTCAGAAAGGAGTAGGCATGGAAACTATCAGCAGGGAATCAGCGAAGCGCAGGAGTAAGGAAACGAGCCGGCAGAAAAGGCGTAGGAGTAAAATTTCTGATATTACAAGAAGAAAGAATACTACCAGAAAAGACGAATTGAATGTAATGAAATAAAAATTTACATCACGCCGAGGCACGTTATAGGAATTTGTATACAAAATGCACAAAATAAAAAAGTCGCAGGTCTGAATTAGTCTCAGATTTCTTCGATTTTTTTCAGATTTTCCCAGTTCAAACCGTCCCGGTTTTGATTCTGTTTCTAATTTGTCGTACATTTTCTTGGGGCCTTTGTCCCTCCCGGGACGGTCCCGGAAACATCCGGTCGATCAGGAACAGACCGCCACCGGAAGCCCACGAAACCGCACCGCCCGGCATGATCTGGCAAAACCAGAGCCAAACAACACAGCTCGCCGGGGATAACCCGGGAGCGGACCGGGAACAGCTGTGGAAGTACCGAACCAGTACCAGACACAGCCAGAACCAAAACCAATTCTAATAGAACACTATAAAACACGTTTAAAAGCGTTTTCATGCAACTACGGTAAAATATACAGGGAACACATAAAACACGCTTAAAAAGCCAAATACGGCGTTATAGAAGTATTTAAGGTACAGTCGCCCAAACAAAAACGTCTAAAAGCGTACAGAAATAAGACCGCCGGAACGATCATCAACAAAGTCCGCATAGCTTCGCACAGTCTGGAAGTATAAAGACCAGACCGGGCAAAGCGTCCGCGCAACTATACAAAATAATAATAACCCCGTTGTGCTCTGCCGTCAATCCCTGTTATTAACTCGATATTTGAAGATTTAATGCGGTTTTATATACTTGTGATAAAATATACCGGAATCGCGCTAAAAGCCGTTAAAACGTCAAATAGGAGCTAATACAACTATATGTAATTGCCAATGTGCATCAAGCCGGGGCACAAGCCCCGGCGAAGTCCTGGCACAGGTCACGAACCACCGCCGCCCGGAGCGGATGCAGGACACCAGAAAAAGAGCAGTGTTTTACTGCTCTAAATCAGAATATTTTTCTAAAAAATTCAATAATTCCGAATCTGTAAGACTTGCAGCTTCTTTGCAGATTTGGTCATATTCTCCAATATATTCCATCGATCCGGCTACAATCTCAATCGCAGCCTGTTCTAATTTTTTTCTTTTAGCTTTTGACATAATACCACCCTCCTCCTATTTAACAAATGCCAAGTGATGCCAAAAAATCAGTATTAACATTTTCCCAGTAACACGGAATAAGAGAAGAACGGCCACAAATATGCATAAGCCCGTATAAGTGCCGCCGCAGGTTTTTGGCGCCGCACCAGACGGACGCGCCGCAGCCAGAACCCGCGACAGGAATACTGTAAACAGTTCCGTTATATTCCCATAAATCCCAATTACCACCATCATTGGCGATAAAAACACCATTTTCGACGATTTCCCGGGCATGATCGCGCCAGATATCGCCCATTTCTGAATAATTATATTTTCTCATTTCTTTCTTCCCTTTACCCATGGGAGCCGGGTTATAAAAGGCGTTGCCGGGAATCGAACCCAGCGGGAACCGTTACGCCTGAAAACTAAATCCTTTTTTTGCAAACTCGATTTCCGTATAGTTTTTCCCGGTCACCTCGTTTACAAATGCCAAAATTCCGGTTCTTGTGAAACCGAAGCGCGAAAAATCAAATCCCTTTTGCGCAAGCCTATATTCATAAGAGCGCCCACAGCCCTCAGAGTCGTAGTATGTGCCGTCGACATGTAACGCGTTAGGCTGCACCACTGGGCACCCTTTTTTATTTGCGTCGCGTCTCTGGTAGCCGCCAAAATCCGCAACAACGTGCAGACCGTCCAGCGTGTCAAATTCTGCACGAACTCTACAATTCGGCACGTCTGAGCCGTTTTTGTAGCCTGTTCCCGTGCATCCGTATTCTACTAATGTTAATTTTTTCATGTTTTTAATCCTCCTGATTTTTATTTTAAAGGCCACCGGGGAAATGCTCCCCGGTACGCTTGCCGGCCTGTTAATCGCAGATATACGACCAAGAATTTACTTTTGTTGTTCCGTATCTTTTTAAATATGTGTCAATCCGTTTTTCAAATGCTTTTCTGACTTCTTTAAAACCGTCAATAATTTTCTGGATATCGTCCGCGCCCAGCTTTTTTATATCCTTGCAATTAATCCAACGCATCGGGGTAAATTCTGGATTATATCCGGTTCTCACTACCGTGAAAGCCTTTAATTTGCTGTTGTCTGGCTGTCCCATATAATGAGTGTATGTATAACACTCGTATTCAAAACCGCTCAAACATTTTTCGAGATCCTCTATATCAGAATCAATCTTTTTTAGATTTTGTTCTTTAAAATATTGTTCACTTTTCCGGGCTAATGCTGCCATGTTTTCGGCGTCTTTCATTTCTTCGTTGGTGCAAGTACCATAAGAGCCAGCACCAAAACAAAAGTCCTTTTTTATAGATGGTTTTTCAATATCTGCGATATCTCCGTTTGAAAATTGAACCACATAAGCACAATTTTTCTTTGCAAAATTTTGCATGTACTCATCTTCCCAGACCTCTGTTTTAATAATATTCATGTACATTTCTTTTAATTCTTTCTGCGTCATAGCTGCTACGCCTCCTTTAAAATTTCAAGAATCTTTTTGCAAGCTGCAATATATTTATCGGTCAGTACTTCATTTTTGAAGTGTTCGCCGCGTGCCCGGGATTCGAGCCAGTCGACAACGCCGGCGCGGTTGTTTCTCAGCTCTTCCAGAAACTCATCAAAAGAGGAAAAATCCTCATTTTTGATCAGTTCCGGGACATATGCCGCCAGAGCGTAAACGCTCGGAAAATCGGTTTTTTCGTACCAAATGCAGCCGCTCCACAGCTTTTCAGTGGTTCCGCCACAATCTGCGCAGAACTCTTTACAGCCGTAGCACATTGAGTTATATTTCAGACTTTCAATTGCCTGTTCTTTTTCTTTTCTTGCCTGCTCCTGCTCAGGAGTTAAAAACATTGTATTTTTCATAGTTTATTTACCTCTCTTTTTATTTTTGAAGTCCGGCGGTTGCGTTGGGGCTACGGCTTGACCGCCGCCGGAAGGAATTATTTGATTTTTGCATCTGTCCAAAGATCAAGGATAGAGCGAAAACAATTTAATTCATCAACGGTAAAACCGCCGTCATTAATATGGAATATTGCGTAATCCCCATATTGCTTGTTGATGTCTTGTACATAATTATAAAATTCTTCGAACCGTTCCAGGCGGTCAGTGTCGAGCATGTACCACTTATGTTCAGTCGGAAGAGTTTTTATAAAGTCTTCCGCGTTGCATGGGTAACTAAAAGCGCCTGCAACGCTTATTTTACTTTTCTTGTCGTCCTGTGTACTGCGGTCGATCATTGCGAACACCACCCAATTTAATCTATTCAAATATTTGTTTGCCATTGATTTTTACCTTTGCCCCTGTTATAATGGGGCTACCTTTCTTTTTAGTTTGGTGCCCGGGATTAGTTGGTAGCTTGCCTGGGCTTTTTTTATTATGCGAATTTCTTTTCTATCATTTCTTCTTGAAGTTGTATTAATTCATTCCAGAGCTTTTTCTCTCTGGTTTTCGCTATTTCGTCGTTTGGGTATTTTTCTAAAAAGTCATGTTCGTTACCCCATTTCATTAACAACATATCGTACGCCAGGTTGTACAGTCTTTTTTCTTCCATTTTGTTTTCTCCTTTTTCTAAATGCTTTGTTGTTCCTTTCGCTGATATTATAATACTATAATTAAGCACTAATTACAATTGACATAATATACAAATTAAGCACTAATTATTTATGGTAAATTGTGCATTATGATTAAGCACTAAAATTATTGACAATTAAGCACGCGCATATTATAATGAAGAAAATAAAGGAGGAATAAACATGGCAGAATTAACAGCAGAAGAAAAAGCAATAAAGAATAGAGAAGCAGTAAAGAAATGTATGAAAAATAAGGATAGAATAAATGTGATCTTACCGCAGGGAACGCTTGACAGAATAAACGCATATGGATTAAAAACAAACGCGTTCGCAAGGGAATTAATTCTTGCAGAGCTTGATAAAATGGATAGAATGAAAAAAATGTAAATTAAGCACAAATAACTATTGACAATTAAGCACTAATAATATATACTGTAACCATAGAAAGGAAGTGGTTACAGGAATGAAAAAACATATTATCGAGGTACCAGATGTTGAAGCGGTTGGAGTTTATGCAATTCATAACAAGAAAAATGATAAGTATTACATAGGTTCTAGTGTGAATGTTAAAACCAGATTAAAAACCCATCAGCGAAACATGGAAAAGCTGCAAGGCTCAAATTTAAAAATTGATGAAGACTTGAAAACATTTGAAGACTTGGAAAATTTCGAATTTATAGTTCTTAAAACTTTTCCAGATTTTACAATAACGGATTATGAATTGAGAAAATTCGAAAAAGAATTCGTTGAAAAATACGAAGCATACAAAGGATATAACAACGAATCACACGAACCAGTTTCCACAGGATTTTACAATAAAAATGAGTTACTGAGATGCAAGAAAGCCAGACCAAAAGCATATAAAAAATTAGATCATTCCGATATTTCGAAAATGACCGATTATGAGTTAGTAAATACTTTGATTATTGCAAGTGAAAAGCCCGAAGAGTATAGAATATTAATATCAATGCTGAAATATCAAATTCTGCTCAGAATGGACAAACAAAGAACTATTTAAAACCAATCACGCAGCCCCAGGAGGGGCGGAACGGAGGGAAAGAAATGAAATTAAACACATTGTCATACATCCTCGGAACAGAGGACACAATCGAAGCTGGTAAAGAATACTGCTTCGGCCAACTCTGGGACGGGAACGGGGACGGCGAAGAGTTGCTTGAATCCAGAGCTATCGCCGTATATCAGGACGGTGAGGAGTACATCGTGGATTTCGAGGTTCTGGAATCTGCGGAGGACATTTTACAGACCCGGGTTAAGGTTACCGGGATTAACTAGGAGGAGAAAAATGAAAGAATTTGAATTAAAACAGGTGACGCGGAACAATTCCGAAAACTTCGGATGTTCCAAAGTCACAGCAACTTGGCTGTGCGGCACAGAAGCCCAGAAAGAGAATTTTATAAGTTCTCTGGATGAAAACTGGGTGAGAATCCCGGCGGAACTCGTTGACGAAACCGCCGAGCAGAATTTTATTTCATACGCTCGGGCATAAGGAGGAGGAAAAAAGATGCTAGAAAGAAAAATTGATCGAGCAATTGAGAAAGAAGCAATGAAAACCGGGAAGATGGGAACCGAACCGGTGACCGTAGAAATGGCACTGACAAGCGGAGAAATCGAGGAGTTTAGAAACCTCGAAAAATATGACAGTAAAAATTATTTCTGGGAAATTGAGGGCAATACTCTTAGAATTTCCTACACAGAAGAAATTTAAGAAAATGGAGGAAAAAGAAGATGAAAAAAACAATTGATCTATTAAACGAAGTTACAGAAATGGGATTCGGCAGAGAGCAGGCGCTTGCAGACATCGATGCAAGCCTTGACGCAGAACTTGAAGAAAGAAATCCACTGATGGAGGAAGAAATACCGGAAGACCTGTACAATGGCATCCTGGGCGGATTTGTACAAGAGAGGGAACTGGATCAGAATGATTAAAAGAATATGTTCTGTCTGCGGCAAGGAGTTTAGCGGCGGAAGTGCCGCCGCTAAGTACTGCTCGGAAGCCTGTAGAAATACGCCTGTTTTTACGGACGAATTTAACGGCGAGGTGCACGGACAATTAAAAGTTATAAACGCATATAGGAAAAATAGGCGTTTATATGTTGTGTGTCGTTGTAAATGTGGAAACACATGCACTATGCGCTATGATGCTATAGCGTCCGGGAAAAATGTGTCGTGCGGATGCGTAAACAGGGAACAAAACTATTTAAAACCGGCAGATTTGGCCGGGAAAGTTAACAAATACGGATGCAAGGCAATTAAATATCTGGGAGCTGGTAAAGAGGGTTCAGATTGGTTATGCCAATGCCCTTGTGGAAAGGAATTTAAAGTTCCCGCGGGGCGTTTTTACAAGATTCAATCATGCGGATGTGCTAGACTTAGGAGCTGGGAAGAAAATATTATAAAAGCTCAAAATACAGTAAAAGAGGGGTTTGAGAAAAATACTTCGGTATTATCTATAATGCCAAGAAAAATGTTAAAAAATAATACATCTGGGGTCAAAGGCGTTTATTGGGATAGAGCAAGAGAAAAGTGGGTTGCGCAAATAGAATTTCAAGGGAAAAATTATCGTCTCGGCAGATTTAACGACATTGAGGACGCCACGGCGGCACGCAAAGAAGCAGAGAAAGCGCTATTCGGGAATTTCCTCGACTGGTTCCGCGAAGCATACCCGGAAAGATGGAAAAAATTAAACAAGTCAAAAACAAGGAGCGAAAAGTGAGATCAGTAATGATACAAGGACATATGGACGCCGCCCGGTTTTCAATGCCAGGATGGAATGGCAAGCGGGGCGAAACATACCCGCTTCCGCCTTTTTCTACAGTTGCTGGGATGGTTCATTTTCTTTGTCGGTGGGATAGCTGGCATGAAATGAAAATATCCGTAGCCGGAAACGGAGTCATGAACAAGCCGGAAATCTGCATGAGGTGGCGTGGCGGAGCTGTCGCAGGATCAGAAACAGAAGAATTTAAACAGCGCTTTCCAGTCAGGGTAAAATCCGGGGATTCGTTTGTGGGCTGGGTTAATACGCCAATTTATGAAAGCGTTGTGTCTGATCTGGACCTGAGATTGCATGTTATGCCGGATAGCCAGGAAGAAGTTGACGTAATTTACAGGAAAATCTTAAATCCCCGGACATTTCCAAGTCTGGGACGACATGAGGACTTGATAAGAATTGACGATGTACAGATTGTTGATATTTTGCCAGCGCAGGAAATGACGCTTGATATGTGCACTTATGCACCGGCTACGGCGGAAACGCCCGGAACTGTTTACGCAGTTCACAAAGATTATATGATCAGTAAGGGAAAGCGAAGATTTAATGATATTCGAGTAAAATATTTAGATAGAGGAACGAAAGTAATTACAGATTGTGATAATTTAAACAATTCTTGTTTTTTCATCTGATCTATGATATTATTTATACAACAATTACTGAGGTAATTGAATGTAAATTTGAAATAGTACTGAATAAGTGCAAAATTTTAATAGTGCCATTTTGGAAAGACATAAAATAAGCCCCTGGGAAATAGCCCCGGGAGCTTTTGTTGTCTTATTCTGGCGGCGTAACGACGGCACGACTCAGTCGGCAACAGCCCCACCGCCGAAGCTGTTAGAATATATTTATCACAAAACTGCCGAAGTTGTCAAGCAAATTTTTTTATTTTGGGGCTTGATTTTTAAAACTGGTGTGGATAAAATAAAAATAACGACAGGCGAAGGAACTCAGGACGGGAGCTGCAAGCCAGAGCGTTAAAAGAATATTGATTAATCATCCAGATCACGCCGGATAAAATACCGGATGGTCTGGTTTTTGTGTTTAATAGCCAGAAAATGACCGTATTACATAACGTATAAATATATAATAACTGTTTTTATAATCCCGTCCTAGATTCTAGAGACCTAGAGTTTATTAATTATATATCTATACAGTACCGTATAGATATATAGAGTTAATAAGAGTAATATATCAGTAAAAATAAAATTAAATAGACTGTTGACAGTGATATAAAAGTATGATAAAACAGAATTAACAACTGAATAAGCCGAAAGGCAATAATGATAATTAAGACTATTTAAGACGATTAAAACCGTAGCAGATCGGAAAGAAGAAAGGGATTTAGAAAGGTCCTTGAATGTATCTGCAAACGTGTTTTTGTCGTCTTTTTTTATTTGATTTTTTGGAGGTGATACAGTGAAAAAGAGTAATACAACAGTAACAGAACAGGGAATAGAAGTATATGAGAATGATATATACAGACTTGTGGATGAATATATAAACACTGTGTTACAAGTATCTCCAGAAGAATTTGACACACAGAAAGAGTATAAATCTACTGTTGCTGATAGTTTTGTAGATATGATCTTTTATATTGCAGATAGAATACCAAAACCAAGTAACGATGATATAGAGTTGTTGGATAATATATTTAATATATTTGTCAGGGTATGTAGTAAATACAATGTGTTGCCGACATTAGAAGTATTTAGCTTTTTAGTTAATATTAATCGGTCAACATTTAGTGATTGGATGCGTGGGGACTATAGAACAAGCTCATCGCATGGCACCACGGTTAAAAAATGGTTTGATATCTGCAAAAATTGTACAGTTAATAGATTGAACAATCAGCCCGGCACAAATGCCAATTTGATTTTTGTTGCAAAAGCAGCTTACGGAATGGCAGAAACAGCACCAGTGCAGACAGCACAGCAGGACGGCATACCACACCAGACAGCGCAGCAGATCGCAGATAAACACAGGGCGGTGCTGGAGCTTCCAGAGATGGAAAAGCCGGAGCTGTAATAGATCAGAGACCTGAAGAAGTACGCAGAGGGCGGACAAAAGAGCATGGAAACAGCTTAAATAGTGTAAATTGTATAACATATACAATATAAAAGGACTGTATTTGTTTAATATGTACACCAATCTATAAAGAAAACTGAAGTTTGTTCCATAGATACATATGTTCTGGCTGAATAACCGTTATCACACGTTCCCTTGACCACTGCCGCAGGCCATTAAAGGTCAGCGTTAAACCAGGGAATCGGGAACCCATGGGGCGGCGGGTTTCCCTGGTAGCGTCCGGCATGGATACCGGGAGGGGGTCTATATAAGCCACAGCACACGCCGAGTGAGTACTCCGAGCAAAGTCACCTCACTATTTTGTCCCACATTAATAAGGGAGGAGCAATATGCCACATGGCAGACCTACGACTGACCCAAAGGGGGAGTCAATAAGAATCAGAATTAACGATGATATGAGAAAACGCCTTGAAAAGAAATCCTTTCAGACAGGTCAAAGCATTTCTCAGATCATACGCAATTTAATAACGGAAAACCTGAGTTAAAAATTTTCCAAAAAAACAAAAAGAGTTCCCCATGGCAGAGATAGTGATTGCAACACGACAAGCCATAAGCCTTAATGGTTTCTCTGCCATAAACAACAAGGCGATATCAGAAAGGCAGGTATAAATATGAAAATAGGATATGCAAAAGAGTCAGGCATTTGGTTTCCATTGTCTGCAAAGAAAAAGATACTTTTGAACGAAGAAATTGACACATTTGTTTATGACTCAATAGATGAAAATAATAATTTCGAACATCTTTGCGAAAACATGAGAAGTGGTGATTCTTTGATTATTTGCGGAGTTGATGATATTGGAAATACCAAGGATGAAATCGAAGAAACATGGAGACGACTCCGTGATTTGAATATTGAAATTTATGTGCTTACAGCTCCGATGTTGTTTCACAGAGAAAACATGACGTTAGAAGAATCATTTGTAAGAGACGTGTCACTTAGTGTACTTGCTTCTCAGGTTGAAATTGCTAATCAGAAATTAAAAGCAATAAATGATTTATGATAATCACTCACATTCACAGAAGGGTAGGAACAAGATGGAGAAAATAGTAAACAACGATGGATACCTTCGGTCAGGGCTGATGGATATTGCTAGACAGTTGCTGAACATCTGTAACGAAAGTGGTATTTCTAATATTCAGATAGCCACATCACCTTGGAAAGAAGGTGAAGGGATTACACTTTTAGCAAAAGCTGATGATAAACCAATCCTTTCAGTAAAGATGGACACTGCCTATGAAAAAGAATAACCCTCAGGGCGAATCAATCCGAATCCGGCTCACAGGACAGCTAGAACGAAAGCTCATAGCCGAAAAGAACCGAACCGGCAAGAGTGTATCGCAGATCACCAGAGAAGCATTGGAACAATATTTCCGAAGAAGATAGGTAAAACGCCGACTCAATTTTTCTCAAAAAAAATAAAAAAGAGGTTTTTATATGTCAGAAGAATACAGTGAACGCTTTGATGAACTTCGTAAGAACCGAGTCGAGGTAAGCTATCATAAATACGGTCCTGCTAGGAAGAATTTTAAAACCGGGAACGTGCAGGCACTTCCGTCCATGGAACGGTGTATTGAGAAATATAATTCCACCGGAAACACAGAATATCTCGTGGATGCAGCAAATTACCTCATGTTCGAGTTTATGTACCCGCAACATCCTAAAGCACACTTCAAAGCTACAGACAGCAAAGATAGCGCCGGGATAGTTGGAATCAGCGTAAAGGAAATGGAGGACTTGAAGAATGAACAGTATTGACCCAGTATATTACGCATATGTAATGGATGAAACAGCAATTTTCACAAGAGAAAAACCAGACCCAGAGAAAATTCAAGGATACGCAATATTTAAAGCAAATAAAGTCGAAGTTCTTTTGGGCAACGCGGCGGCGTATAAAGGGCTGAATGGAGATGTGAAGATTGACCTTTCAAAACAGAAACTAACCGATGCAGTAGCCATTTTAAGGCACGAACTTCTTACACATGGAGAAGTTTACAATGGTTTCAAAGCAAGCCTTAAAACAGCGATTGAGAAGTACTGCACATGCGGCCTGCCATTCGAGCCAGAAGAAGAAACCGCCGGTAAGATTCTTGATTTTATGATCGGAGAGGAACAGAAAGAATGATTCTTGCAAAATTTGTAGCAGCCATGCTGGATATTGCATTTTTCACATTGGTTTTAGCATTTCTTATATCACAGGACGAAACCGAAAAGAAAGGCAATCCAATAGCAACGGCAGTATTTATATTAATGGAAATATGTTTCGCAGTTAATGCAGTTGTGATTTTTAGATTATAAGGAGAACCCAATGTGGTTAGCATTCACAATACAAATTCCCCTGTTCATCATACTGATTGAACGGGTGAAAATACAAGAAAAGCAGAAACCTGTCGTTCTCAGGTTCGGGAAAGCCTTTGAATCTGACAGGTCGAGGCATCCCGAGTAGCTTAGGTCTGCGTCAGTGAAATACAATTTCCCAAAGTAACTGGCGCGGACTTAACGGCACAAATATAGACATGATGCTTTCTAAAATTTTATAAAATATATCACTCTATTACGAGTCCGGGTAAAATCCCGGACAAATAATGGGCTATCTCCAAGCGGTAAGGAACAGCACTTTGACTGCTGTATTCGCGGGTTCGAATCCCGCTAGCCTAGTCGGACTATATTGTTTAGCCATGATATAGTTCCCTTCCGAATTGGTTCCATCTATCCCAACGGGGATGATTAAAGGGGCTTCAAATGCCCCGGATGGACTCTGCTTATGCAGAACAGCATTTAGACCCTTTGTTGCGACTGCGAGGGCAAGAATCGCAACAGCAGAGGAAGTTACTCTTGAACTGCAATAACCCTCTGCTTAGGAAACTTAGTTCAGTTGGCAGAACGGTCGGCTCATAACCGACAAGTCACAGGTTCGAGTCCTGTAGTTTCCATTTCTTCCATATGCTGTCTATCCGTTTTATGGACAGAAAAAACTGCTGAATGAGTGTATGTAGATTATTTTCATGAAAGGTGTGTAACGGCACAGCCTGTTCAATGAAGATAATTCCCCGTTCGGCACAGTCTCTGAGTTAAATTGTCGCCAATAGGTGCACGTTGAGGACAGGAAGTTTTCAAGAGACATATAAAAGGTTTCGTCGTTATACACAATGACATGAATATCCAAATCCAAAACAACTCCGTGGGGCTGGCACGGCAGAAAACAGCCTAGTGGAAAGCATAACACGATAAACATATTGCTAACCCGGGGTTTCCGGGTTATGTGGAATGTACGCTAGTGGAAAACTGACAGAGTCGCTCTCTGGTCTCCGGTTCGATTCCGGGCGTTCCGCTTTAATCCGCTGAGAATTAAGCTGTTTGTATACAAGCGGTCTATGTTTCTGGTGGATTTACGCATGAGCGTAAACGTACAACTCACTAGGCGTTTGCGTAAAAAACTTTTTAGAGAGATAAGACCACGGGCCGTGAGAAGTGATAGTCGGCAATTCTAAAAGAACCATCTAGTTCATGCGTTTTACGATGGAAAGGTTGGTGCTTATCTGGATATTTTCATCCGGTCCGAAAGCATGTGATGTGGGAATCAACCCAGTTTCTTTTCGGAGAACTGGCCGTTATAGGCGGTATGGAATGTAGCTCAGTGGTAGAACAATGGCATTATAAGCTATGTGTCGCAGGTTCGATTCCTGCCTTTCCGATTCCAGTGAAGTGCCATCACTGGAAGTGTGAATTTATTCATTATACTTACCTTTCTATGAATGGTTTCCAGTACTCCACGTTGGGTGGCTAGTTACGGTTCAAGTCCGTGTACTGGAATTTTAAAATTAAGGAAACATAAATGCATAAAAAAATAACATTATATGAATACGGAAATGGAATATATGCAAAACCATTGCAGATGAGGATAGAGGAGAAAATACAGAAATTTTCTGATAATCACAAAGTCGTATCCATTCATAAACGGTACATTGAGGGAAAATACCTTGGGAAAAATTGCTTTGGAATGGATGTCTTTAAACCAATAGAATGTTTCATTGACATTGAATATGAGGAGTAGAAGCTAAAATGCAAATAGCAGGAAAAGAAATCAAAGACGAGTGTTCCAGATGCGGTAATATCCTTGAATGTGAGTTGTTCCGTCAGGGACATGGAATAAAACAGGAACGTGAGAACATAGCAAAGATGATTGAATGCCAGATGCGGCATAGGGAGAAAAGAGAAAAATGAGCGAACTGAAAGTATTGAATGAGCAGGAAGTATTAGGAAAACAGTTTCGAGTATACGGAACGGCAGAGGAACCGCTATTCTTAGCAAAAGATGTAGCGGAGTGGATTGAACACAGCAAGCCATCAGTAATGATTGAATCTGTAGATGAGGATGAGAAAGTCAAAGTAAATAATGTTTACTTTGAAAATAGAACCGGCGGGAATGGAACATGGTTCCTTACCGAGAACGGACTCTATGAAGTTCTGATGCAATCCAGAAAGCCGATTGCCAAACAGTTCAAGAAAGAAGTCAAAGAGATTCTGAAAACCATCCGTAAGCATGGCATATATGCCACGGATAATGTCATTGATAATATTCTGAATAATCCAGACTTCGGCATCGAACTTCTGACCAAACTGAAAGAAGAACGTGCTGCAAGAGTAGAAGCCGAGAGAAAGAATGCTATTCTGATGCACGTCAACAAAACCTATACCATTACTGAGATTGCAAAAGAACTGGGACTGAAATCAGCAATACAGCTAAATCGGATTCTGGCAGAGAAAAAGATACAGTATCAGGTAAATGGTACGTGGGTGATGTTCTCACAGTATAGTAATTGCGGATATGAAGAAATCAAACAGGAAGTTCTGGACTCTGGGAAAGTGATCTACCATAGACGGATTACACAGATGGGACGGGAGTTTATTCTTGATTTATTTGAAAAGACAGCGTAATTGAAAGGGGAGATTTCCATGTTTAATAAATTTTTTAATCTATACATAAGATACAAGACCAAAAATCTCAAAGCAATTCCGTTGTTCGTAATGACATTTGACTGGAAGAAATTTCAGAAAGACGGTAAAAAAGATAGTTGCACACTATATTCAATACATCCAGACATTGCAAACGACCCGTTCTTAAAAGAAAAGTTGTCTGAATGCGTGGATTATATTCGAAATAACTATGACATGGAAATATTTACTAAGCTTTAAGGGAGGATGCCATGAGAATTGAAGATTTGAAGAGTTGGACAGTAGATCAGTTGAAAGAAGAACTTGTTCGGTTGGCTGATGAGAGAGAAGCAAAGCAACATGAGATTTTAGACAAGGATAATAAAATCAATCAACGAGCTTCAGGCTGAACTGGATAAAATGTGCGCTTATAACAATGAGTTAAAAAGACAGGTGGACGAAAAGGCAGATACACCATTTTACGACGAATCTGTAGAAATCGCAAAATATCACAGGCAGCACCAGGACGACTGCGTTACAATTAACCAGTTGCATACAACACTTGACGTTCTGATTGACCGATATGCGAATCTGAGAAAGATTCATGGACTGAGCTGATGAGAATTATTTATTCAGGCTCGGACATTGATTTTCTTGACACCACATACAATATCGAGGGAGAATGCCACCGAATGAACATCCCGACTAGGTTTTATCCAGACAGACGCTTGCTTCTGGCAGGGAATACGACCGTAATATACAACAAAACGGAAAATCTTTCTAAAACATGGAAAGCAGATTACATCGGGGACAATTATTTGACAATTTTGACATTGATCAGAAAGGACAACGGTAAATGAGCATTAAAACAGCACTTGAATCAGAAGGAGTAGACTTCTCTGAATATATGAATATACCCGAACCATGGGACGGCTCAGCACAAATTAAAATGGAAAATGGTACAAAATGGGTGATTTGCCCGTTTTGTGGAAAGAAAGCCTTAAAGATTTTCCCGACCACAAAGATTTATCGGATGCCGTACAAATGTAAGGGTAGCAACTGCAAGAAAGAGTTTATGGTGAATGTATGAACAAAAAACGGATTAAATGCTTCTTGACAGGTGGATGCAAGTTCAAAAGTTCTGATACAGAATCGAAATGTAATGACAAAGAAAAGACTTGCACTATTACGGAAACTTGCTACAAATGCGGGAAGAAGTACACTGCTGTATTCACTTACAAACAGTTAGGAATTCCAGTGAGGTGAAGGGAGAGTTTATGAAGAAAATATTTTTTGCTGTGTTATTATTAATGATGCTGTTTGGATTAACAGCATGTCAATCGACAACAAAGAGTTTGGGTGGGACAACCACAATAAAATTAAAACCAGGTGTAAAACTGGAAGAAATCACATGGAAAGACGATGATTTGTGGTATCTTACTCGACCAATGAGAGATAACGAATCAGCTGAAACACATACATTTGACCAGTCAACTGATTTTGGTTTCGAAGGTCAAGTAATTATTATTGAAAAGAATAAATAAATAAATCAGTCAGAGAGCCAGAAAGGAGTGCCATTATGAGCAACTTGAAGATATTTACAGAAAACATCGAACCAGAAGCGTTAAATCAGATTTATACATTGATAAAACAGCCTGCATTTTCTGAATGTAAAGTACGAATCATGCCAGATGTTCACGCAGGAGCAGGGTGTGTAATTGGATTTACTGCTGATCTCGGAGATAAAGTAATTCCGAACATTGTTGGTGTGGACATTGGATGTGGAATGCTTACAACACAAATTCCTGCCGATGTGGGGACAATAGATTTAAAAAACCTTGACAAAGCAATAAGAAACAATGTTCCGGCAGGAAGAAATGTACGTGACGAAATCATAAATTTTGAAGAATTAGAAGAACTTCACTGCTTCCATCAGCTTAAAAATATCGAATGGATTCGCAGGAGCCTTGGTACGCTTGGGGGCGGAAATCATTTTATTGAAGTTGACACTGATTCAAAAGGGGTAAATTATCTTGTAATTCACACTGGAAGTCGGAATCTTGGGAAACAAGTAGCTGAAATATATCAAAAAATTGCCATAGAAGACATGCAGGGTACAGACAAGCTCGAAACTGAAATACAAAAATTGGTGAAAGAATACAAGCGTTCTGGCAGACGCAAGGAAATCCAACATGGCATTGACGAATTAAAACGAAAATGGAAGCCAGACAAACTGGGTATTCCGAAAGAATTGTGTTACTTGACAGGAGAACACAGAAAACAATATCTGCATGATATGAAAATTTGCCAAGAATTTGCAAGAATAAACAGAAGATGTATACAGAGTGCTATATTTTACAATATGAATTGGACACTCCAAAGAAATACATGGTTTGATACAATTCATAATTATATTGACCACGATACAAACATTGTTCGCAAAGGTGCAATATCAGCTAGACATGGTGAAAAAGTTCTTATCCCAATGAATATGCGAGACGGATGCATTATCGCATTCGGGAAAGGAAACGAGGACTGGAATTGTTCAGCCCCGCATGGTGCAGGACGTATCATGAGCCGATCAAAAGCAAAAGAAAACATATCGTTAGAAGAATTTGAGAAGTCTATGAATGGGATATATACAACATCCGTTCAGAAATCTACGATTGATGAAAGTCCTATGGCTTACAAACCACCGAAAGAAATTATTGATAACATCAAAGATACCGTAGAAATAGTTGATATTATCAAACCTATATATAACTTCAAAGCAAGTGAATAACAGTCAAAGAGCCACATGAGAGCCAGACTAAATCCTAAGAAGAAAGGAGGTCTGGCTCTATTTTTATGCAAAAATTCACAGAAGGTTCGCTTGAATGGTATCGGTCGATTTTAAATCAAATTATTAATGGTGATATGACAGTCTATCAAAACCAGAAAGACTGCCTTGATCTGCTGTTAAATATGAATATTGACCTTCCTTTCAAGGATAATCCAGATGCGCAACAGATGGGAATAAAGGTAAGCCAGTATGCACACAATATCGCGGAAAGGCAAGCTGCTATTACTGGAAGTGGAGATTTTGACGATATTTACTGGAAATATTTGCTGTTGGAAGCACCATGGATTTTTGAAAGCTATTTGTATTACATGGAAAAGAATAGGCCTGACAGTAAGAAGTTTTACGTTCCAAGAAAAAAGACACTTCAAGTAGTTGCCCAAGATTTACAAGATTTGGAAGAGAGAAAAATTGAGTTTTACGGTTTGTCGCTTCCAAGCCGAGTTGGGAAAAGCACCATGTGCATATTTTTTATGTCATGGATAATGGGTAGAAGACCAAATAGTCATAATGCCATGGGCGGTCACTCCGGAAAACTGGCTAAAGGATTCTATGGCGAACTGCTCAATCTGATCAATACGCAAGAATATACATATTCAGAAATATTTCCGACTTTAAAATTGCAGAAACAGAGTGCAGATGATTTTGAAATCAATCTTGATAAACCCGACCGCTTCGCGACTATGACTTGCCGAGGAATTGAAGGAACATGGACGGGTGCTGTCGATATTTCTCCTGACGGATATTTGTATGTGGATGACCTTGTAAGAGACAGACAGCATTCATTAAGCCCTACTCGACTGGAAAATACATATCAAGAATATCTAAATAAAATGGTTGACCGTAAAATTGATGGGGCAAGAGAGCTGATGGTTGGAACAAGATGGAATCTGTACGACCCATTAGGAAAGATTGAAAAACTCAATCGAGATAATCCGCTGTATAGGTTCCGCAAGATTCCTGCCTTGAATGACGATGGTGAATCAAACTTCGAATATGATTATGGAGTTGGCTTTTCTACAAAGTATTATGTGGATATGAAAGCCAGACTTGATGCTAACGAATGGGAGGCTAAATATCAACAGAGACCATTTTTACGAGAAGGGATTATATTTGCAGAAGATGAATTGAGATATTACAACGGAATTCTTCCCGAAGGCGGTTTTGTGAGAAATATATCTGCTTGTGATGTGGCATGGGGTGGTGGCGACAGTTTGTCGATGCCCGTAGGAGCGGAATTTGAAAATGGAGATATTTACATTTATGACTGGATTTTTAATACAGGTCCTAAAGAGGTGACGCTTCCATTAGTTGTCGGAAGAATTATGGGGAATAAAATACAAAACATTAACTTTGAGGCAAATAATGGTGGAGATATGTACGCATATTATGTGGGCGAGCGATTGAAAGAACATATGTATTCGTGCAGTACAACCAGTACAAAAGCTCCGTCAAAGCAAGCCAAAAAAGAAAAAATAAATCAATACTCAGGAGATGTAAAAAATAGATTTATATTTTTAGCTCCGAAATATCGCAGCCGAGAATATGAAAATGCCATGGAAGAATTAACCACTTTTGTATATATTGGGGACAATGATCATGACGATGCACCTGACGGGGTAACGCAACTTATGATGTCAATCACAGAAAAAAGGCTTGCAGAAGTTTCGGCAGTACAGAATCCATTTTGGGGAAGGAGATAATATGACCACAAGAGAATATTTAGGGCAAATTCAGAAATATGACAAGCTTATTAAAAATAAAAAATACGAAGAAGAACATTTAAGAAGTCTTGCTCTTGGGCTTAAATCGTTCTCATATGGTGAAAAAGTTCAGTCTACTCCGAATCACAATCAAATGACCGATGCCGTAAGCGAACTTGTTGACATTCAAACAGAAATCAAAAAAATGGTTATTGAATACACAAAGAAAAAGCAAGACATTATTGAAACAATAGACAAGGTGAGCGATATCAATTCAGATTTGTATGATCTGCTGTTTAGGCGATATGTAAAAGATGAAAGGCTTGAAATGATTGCCTGTGAAATGGGATATTCCTATTCTCATGTGAAATTATTGCATTCGAAAGCACTGAATATCGTCAAAAACATTAAGAATTTTGAAAGTTAATACCTGATAATACTGAATAATACCTGCATATATTATATAATATAAGCTGTAAAATAAGCACCGGGAAGAACCCTTGGTGCTTTTTTCATGCAGAAAAATAGGAGGACAGGCAGTGGGGAGAAACAAAATAAGCTTTGTTGACCTATGCCAAGGAGAATTTGGTAGAAAAACTGCCTATACTGGCGTAGACCAGATTACTCCCCAGAACGTGGCACAGGTCCTTTCTGATACAATTGGAATCCACAACAGAAATAGAACTCTGATGGATTATCTTTACAGATATTACAAAGGCGATCAGCCAATTTTATATCGTGAAAAACTTGTTCGCCCAGAGGTCAACAATAAAGTTGTTGAGAATCATGCCCTTGAAACAGTCAAATTCAAGGCAGGGCAGATATATGGAGAACCTATTCAATATGTCTGTAAAAAGAAAAAAGCGAGTAAAACAACAAACGAACAAGTTGATAGGTTCAATGATTATCTGGACGAAGCCAATGCAGATGCCAGAAATATCCAACTTGGGATATACCAGAGTGCAGTAGGAACTGCATATAAAGCAATCCTGAGAGAGGATGAATGGACAAAGGATGGAGACTTACCGCCTTTCAGAATATTTATCCCATCACCGCAGGATGTATATATTGTTTATTCAAGCGTTACTGGTAAACCAGTGCTTTCCGTACAGATTTTAAAAGACGAGGACAATCAGCAGTATTACCAGTGTTATTCTTCCAGACAGTATTTCAAAATACAAAATGGAGCGGTAACAGAATCTGGAATCAATGGTTTTGGCGGTATTCCTATCATTGAATATCCAAACAATCACGACAGACTTTCCGATATCGAAATTGCGATTACAATGTATGACGCAATCAACAAATATCAATCTGACAGACTGAATGGGGTTGAACAGTTCGTACAAGCTCTGATGAAATTCAAAAACTGTGAGATTGACGAAGCAGAATTTGTAAAAATGATAAAACTCGGTGCTGTATCTGTAAAAGACGTCGGGAACGGAACACAATCAGACGTTGACTTAATGACTGCTGAATTAAATCAGTCAGAAAGTCAGGTTGCAAAAGATGATATTTACAACAATATGCTGATTGTAGAAGCAATGCCGAATCGACAGAGCAATACCGGTGGAGACACAGGAAATGCAGTGTATCTGAGGAATGGCTGGGATTTTGCAGAACGAGACGCAAAATTGGTAGAAGCATTTACGAAAGAAGCTGAAAAAGCATCTGCCAGAATCATTTTGAATATCATCCGAAAAACTTCAATGGATGTAAATATCTCGACCAGAGACTTTGATGTAAAAATCACCAGAAACCCGACAGATAACATGCTTGTCAAAGCACAGGCACTTGATTATCTGTTCAAAAATAAAATTCATCCGCTTATTGCGCTGATTACTTGCGGATTATTTAGTGATCCGCAAAAAGTGTACGAAATGAGTTTACCATATCTTGGAACCATTTATCCGGAATTGGCAGACCCAGACTCAGAGCTGCAGAAAGCGCAAGATTTGCTGAACGGCTTTAACAAGGATGTGATTTCAGAATGAGTGTTTCATCATATGATGAATTAAATATCAGACCCAACAATCGCAGAAGTGAACCGTATAAAGAATATTTCAGCAAAATGTCAATATCAGACAAAGAAAAGCAAGAAAGGATAGCTTTTTCCGAACAAATGGATTGACGTAGGAGACAAAAGGGAACGAAAGACGCACCTCGAAGTCGGAGGAACCATACTCCCGATTGATGAGCCGTTCTCGGTTGGAGATAGCTTGCTACAATTTCCAAAAGACACCTCGCTAGGAGCTTCGGCAGACGAGATTGTGAACTGCCGGTGTTCAATTCAATACAGTTAATTTAGAGACGAGTAAAATCGTCTCTTTTTTATTAAAAAAATATGCACCCCGATAGCGTAATCATGGGAGACACCTTGAGCTGAGCGAACAGCGTAAAAAAGCGTATTGGTGACAGGAGATTTCAATGACAAGAGAAGATGTAAAGAAGATCTTTCCAGATGCAACCGATGAGCAGATTACCTCTTTCCTGAATCAGTCAAATTCTGATGTAGCTAAGGAAAAAGCAAAAGCCCAGAAATTAAAAGAAGATGCAGAAAAAGCAAAAGCGTTGGAAACAGAACTGGAAGAACTGAAAAAGCAGAACATGAGTGAAGCTGAGAAAGCAGAACTGGAACGCCAGAAAGAAAAGGCGGCAAACGAGAAAAGAATTTCTGATCTCGAATCTGCACTTGCAACTTCCCAGAAAGAAGCCCTGACAGGCAAAATTACTTCTATTTTTGCTGCCGCAGGAATGAAAGGAGATGCCTACGCAGGAGCAATCAAAGCATTTTCAAATATGGATGCCGAAGATGCACTCAAAGAAGCCCAGAATTTTGTTGATGGAATTTCCGAAGCAAATAAATCAGCGCTTGATACCGCAAAGGCCGCATGGGAAAAAGAAGCCCTTGAAAAGACACCTAATCCGGGTGGCGGTAAACCTGGTGGAAAACCAGAAAAGAAAAGCGAAGCATCTGAATATGCAAAAGCGTACTCAGCAAAAATGTGTCCAGAAAATAAACCGGCAGACGTTAATGCCCCATTAAATATTTAAGAAAAGGAGATTTAGATTATGGCTTTTATGAAAACAGAGCAGTACGAATCCACACCTAATATCCTCGAATCCGAGGTAGGACTGGTACTTAAAACCTATACAGCAGAACAGACAAATGCTGAAACCGTTGGAACTAAGAAGATTATTAAGGCTGGTTCTGTATATCCGACAAACGCAACTGGTGCTAAAGGCATTGTATTTGAAGATGTTGATATGACAGATGATGTAAAAAGACCTATTTCCGTAATTGTTGCAGGTCGTGTTCTTGAAAAAAGACTTCCGGCAACTGTCAACACAACTGCAAAAACAGAGCTTGAAAAAGCAGGTATCGTTTTTGTAACCACTACAGACCCAGAATTTTAAGGAGGTAAGCAGATGCCATTTAATATTTTAGAATCAATCACACAGGAAGAAAGACTTAACTTTTCTCAGGATTTCAGCGTAAAAAGACCGGGCATTCTTGACACCATCTTCCCGGATGTCAAAACCCAGTTCCTGAAAGCTGAATACTACAGACTTATGGCTGGACAGAGACTTCCAGAGGTAGCATTTGTTCATGCGCTTGATACTGAAGCAGAAATCGGGACAAGACCGGGCTTCGAAAAAGTTCTGACTGAAAAGCTCTTTATTAAGAGAAAAATCAATCAGTCTGAGAGATTACAGCAGGCAATTGAAAACGGTGTGCCGGATGACGAGAACTTAAAGAGATTTGTATTTGATGATGCAGCTAACCTGTTTGAAGGCGTTGTTGCCAGAGCAAATGTCATGAAAGGACAATTCCTTTCTACAGGTGCCGTAAAAGTCAAAGAGAACAACGTGGATATGAGCATTGATTATGGCGTTCCGTCCAGCGCAAAGGTAGAAATGTCAGATTGGTCTAAACCGGATGCAGATATCATGGGTGATATCCAGAAGATGGTTGCTGTTGCAGAGGATAATGGTTTTGTGGTAAACAAAGCCCTGACATCCCTTAAAATGATTAATTACATGAGAAATAACACTGCAATGCAGACAGCAGTCTTAGGAGCAGCAAACAAACGTCTCTTAACAAAACAGGAACTTGCAAATCTGCTTATGCAGGAATACGGAATCACAATTGATCGTTGTGACGAGAAATTCAGATTCAGAAAAGCAGATGGTTCACTCAAAACAGGAAGATACTTCAAAGAGAATGTATTCACTTTGTATGAAGCAGAGCCGAACGGTTCATTTGGTACTGGACTCTGGGGCGTAACACCAGAGGAACTTGAATACAGACAGTTTATTCAGGAAGAAAATCGTTCCTTTGTAACACTGTCCATGTGGGCTACACAAGACCCAGTTGCAGTTTGGACTAAAGCATCAGGTATGTTTGTTCCAGTAGCAGCAAAAGCTAATGGCGGTATCGTAATCGGTACCAAAGCGGGGGAATAAACGGGCATAGTCTCGACGAGAACAGCCAGTCACCATCTGTAGCAAGTGTTAAACACAAGTATACAGAAAACGAGCTGTCAAGCATGACAGTGGTTCAACTGAAACAGCTCGCAAGTGACAATGGCTATGCCCTGACATCGACAAATAAGGCTGGTATTATCTCTGAAATTTTATCTCAGCAAGGGTAGGTGATCTTGAATGAACGAAGAACTTGTGAATGATCTGAAAGAATATCTATCCGATGATGCGGAAACTGACGGTATGATTTCTTTGTCTGTGAAGCGTGCAATTCGTTCATTCAAAAAGAAACGCAACTATCCGTCTGGATATACAGACGAAAAAATCAATACCGATATGGAATGCTGTTATGATTGCATATTTGATCTGGCTCTTTATTTCCTTGTGAAGCAGGGAGCCGAGTTCCAAGAATCGCACTCTGAAAATTCAGTAAGTCGAAACTGGGAATCCGAAACAGAAATATATATTAATCATGGCGTTTTTCCATTTGCAGGAAGTTTAATTTAACTAAGATGGTTGGGTCACGTGGCACGGTATTTTTGTCCTCCCGGAGTGCCGCTGGGTTGCTTATATTCAGTAGGGAAAAGCAAATGTTAAGGGAGTGAAGAAAGGAACTGGCGATGGGATGTGAACATGAATGTTTTAATGAACACCGCATAGAAGAACTGGAAAAGAATTTTCAGCTGATGCAAGAGAAGCAATCTGATCGTAGTAAAGAGTTTTATGAGCGTATCGGGGAACTGGAAAGAAAGACAGCATTAAGTGAGAATGACTTGAACCATATCAAGTCAACTGTGGATGAGATGAATAACAATATAAAGACTCTCATGGCAGTCCCGGGAAAGCGTTACGATACAATCATTGTATGCGTTATTACAGCGATTGTCAGCGCAGTTATCGGTTTTATGTTAAGCGGTATTCTTCCAGTTTGATTCCACTTGTAAGGGAGGACGGTGGAAATATGAATTATACAGACTTTTCAGAAGATGAAAGAAAATTTTATTTAAAAGAAGCAGGCTTTGATTCCAGAGAAGAAAAACTGTTTCGATTACGGGCCTATGGCGAAAAGACACTATGGGAAGCATCTGAACTTATGGGGTATAGTCCGAGAACCATAGACCGAATTAACAAAAGAATAAAGAAGAAAATTTCCAAAGTTGCCCCGATGTATTGTCGGGGCTTTTCTTTGTATTATGGCGAAAACGTGGCGAAATAGTGACGTTCAAAAACAGAGTTCCTTCCTATATAATATAATCATAGGAGAAAACACAATGATTATGTTAAGAAACCCTTACGAGGGTATATGGGAAAAGCATCGTTCCATAGATGATATGGACATGATTCTTGAATCCCGGATAGGAGGAATAGATTATGGCAGGTTATCCGTATTATCCACAACAGCCAATGATAAACAATCCATACGGGCAAATACAGCCGTATCAGGACAGGCTGGCGCAATTGCAGAATAATTACCAGCAGGCAATGCCTTATGGTCAAATACAGATGCAACAGTTACAGCCGGTTCCACAGTCCCCTATGCTTCAAGGACAAATGGTGGATGGGATTGATACTGTAAAGGCTAAAGATGTGGATATGTCCGGCAATCCTGTTTACTATCCAAAAACAGACGGAACTGAAATTTACAGAAAACAGCTTCAATCCGATGGAAGGAGCAGAATTTTTGTTTACCGACTCGTAAATCCAGATGAACAGCAATCTAAGCAAGATGAAAAGCAGATTGACATTGAAGCAATGTTTAATCAGCTTCGGAATGATGTTTGTTCGGAGATTTCTGAAATAAAGAATATGTTTCCGACGCAGATGTCGGGAACACCAGAACCTAAGCAGAACGGAGGTAGGCAGAGATGATGAACCCTATGCAACTTATGCAGATGATACGTAACGGTGGAAATCCACAGCAAGCTATCATCAATATTATGAAAAATCAGTCTGGGAACAGCCCAGTTATAAACAATGCTATCAATATGATGGAAAAAGGCGACAGTGCAGGTCTTGAAAAACTTGCAAGAAACCTTTGCAAAGAAAAAGGAATTAATCCTGATGATATGTTATCGCAGGTTAAGAACCAGTTTGGAATAAAATAAGCGGATAAATTATTTATCCGCATATCTCCAACCAAATCCGTGTGTTTGAGAAAAAATGCCTTTGCAACATTTCCCTATTTTGGACTCCGAACATCCAGTCGCTCTGGAAGCTTCACCTATACTTCCAAAAGTGGCAATAATATTCCCAGTGTTTAAATCAATTTGGCTCACTGGAATAGAAGATGCGTTTTGGAATCCGGTTTTCCCTAGCCACGGTTTAGAACCTTTGTTTATTCCGATTTTGTAAGCGTGCAAATTGTTTTCGGAAGACGTGCACCATTCAAGGTTATTTACACAATTATCTTTTTTGTTTCCGTTAATGTGGTTAACTTGAGGCTTGTTTTCCGGATTTGGAATAAACGCTATTGCAACAAGACGATGTACCATAAAATACGCAGGCTTTTTATTCCGATATAAACTGACTCGCAAATATCTCCCGTCAGCGCAGATTGGACTTAATATTTTGATTTTGGAATGATGGTTTCCTGATTGCAAACTTTTTACATTCCCTAGATTGCTTACTTGATAAACACCTTCGTATTTTGGAATGTCTTTCCATATTTCTTTCATAAAAATAACACCTTGCCTTTCTGATGTACGCCTTTATTGGTTGTGGGAAAATCACTAAGGCATGTGACTTTCGGGTCGCGAATCCCTATTCCCACATAAATATTATACTATATTTCATTTAACATTGCTACAAAATTGAGCTGAAAGCCCGGGATTTCTACTTGATTTGTAAAATAAATCAAATAGGAGGTTTGAATTTATGATGAATTCAGGCGGATATAGCCTTGCTGACATTGCGGCAGCAACAGGCTCTAATAATCATGCAGATGATGGCTACGGCTTCGGCGGTGGATGGGCATGGTGGATCATTATACTTCTCATCTTTGGTTGGGGAGGCAATGGCTGGGGCTTCGGCGGAAACAGAGGAAATGGAAGCACAGATTTCTTAGACTCTGCTTTACAACGTGGCTTCGATAACCAGTCCGTAATTAGCAAGCTCGATGGTATCAGCAATGGTATCTGTAACCTTGGTTATGACCAGTTGGCTCAGCTGAATGGAATCAATCAGAATATTTCTAATGGATTCCACGGCGTAGATAATGCTATCTGCAATCTTGGCTATCAGACCCAGCAGGGATTTAATAGTACAAACATTGCACTTATGCAGGGACAGAATGCATTACAGTCTCAGTTAGCTCAGTGTTGCTGTGACAACAGGGAAGGACAGGCTCAGATCAGATATGATATGGCTACCAACGCTTGTGCAATCCAGAACTCAATGAACAACAATACCAGAGATATTCTGGAAAATCAGAACAGCAACACCCGTGCCATTCTTGATTATCTTTGCCAGAAGGAAACAGCAGACCTTAGAGCAGAGAATCAGGCACTTAAACTGGCGGCTTCACAGTCCGACCAGAATGCGGTATTACAGGCGGCTATGAACGCAAATACAGCAGAAATTCTCAGACGCACTGCACCACTTCCGGTTCCGGCATATCCGGCAAGTAATTTGTATGGATATTACGGAAACAACGGATGTGGATGCAACAGTGGTTGCTGCTAAGTAACTCACCCTTAGAGGTTGACTAAATTCTAAGAGGTGGGTTGCGGCTCACCTCTTATTTGATTGAGAGGTATAAAATATGAGTTGTAAAAATGTTTGTAAGCTTTGCAGCCATCTTGTAATCAGCCAGTCTGTATCGTTTACCGGTGGCAATCTTGTAATCACACTCCCGGCAGGCAGTTATTCCAATGGAGAAAAGTATTGCATTGTGATCGCACAAAGTATACCAGAAGCCACCACAATTACCGCCCCGGTAATGATTCAGATAGGAACAGGAACAACTTTGTATCCGCTAGAGAATCGTTACTGCGCACAGGTTACGGCTTGCGGAATAAGAACCAGAACGAAGTACGCAACCAGAGTAGCTACAAGTGCAACTGGCGGAGTATTCAAGATGTTGGGAAATCCAGCTTGTAGTCCGAGTAACAATTTAACAGCAATTAATGGTACAGCCCCAACGACAGACACACCTGTTACACAGGCTGCCAGAAAGGGGGCAATGTAATGCATAAAGTTGCAATGGAAATGGGAAAGTGGGCTATGGAAAAAGCCAAAGCGCATGGATTTGACAATCTTAGTTCTCAGGACTGGGACGATCTGAAAGATTGCTTAGAAGCGGTAAAATGCGCAATCTGTGCAGATAAAGATTATCGAATCGTAGAAGCTATGGACGAATGCGAGCAGGAAGAGAAATATCTTGGACGCATGGGATATGACAGATATCGTTATTCCAATGGCAGATTTGCCCCAAAAGGCAAAGGAAGCCGTATGGGATATAAACCATATCTGTACATGGAAGATGATGACTGGATGAATGAATATCTGAATAATCCAGAATTTGAACGCAATATGTACCGCATGGGATATCACCCAGAATATTCGGACAGGAATATGGGGAATGATGGCATGAATCGTCAGCAGTCCAGATACGGTGAAACATATGACAGATACAGTGAGAATCGTAGACATTACCATGATTCCAAAGACGCTGAATCCAAGAGAAAAATGGATGATTCCATGAAAGAGTATACAGAAGATATCATCCGCAATATGAAAGAAATGTGGGATGATGCAGACGCATCAATCAGACAGCAGATGAAAACTGACTTGACACGTTTCATACAGCAGATGAATTGAATATGAAATGAATTTTGCCCTTGTTACAGGAATGTAGCAGGGGCTTTTTAATTATGAGGGATTACTTATGGAAAACTTAACAGTAAATATTTTAGGAACCGAATACAGAATTGAGACAAGAAAAGTGTCAGAAGATAAATTTCTGAAAGAGAATCATTTTGGAGGCTATTGCGCAGAAGATGAATATTTGATTGTAGTCGCAGACTTAACTGAATCTGAATATTTTTCTAATATAACAGATTCTGAGAGAGAAGTATACAGGAAAAAGATTTTAAGACACGAACTTTTTCACGCGTTTTTGAGCGAATCCGGTTTACAAAGCAGTGCATTACAACCAGAGTGCCCGTGGAGCAAAAACGAAGAAATGGTTGATTGGTTTGCAATTCAATCTCCAAAGATTTTTAAAGTATTCCAAGAACTTGATTTAATTTGAAAAGGATGGTGATAAGCCATGCTAAGACAATTTTATATGAACGGCGACCAATGGAGAGTACAGTTTGTGTCTCCGCACGACAGCGTGTTAATTGACCGTACAGGCAATAGAACGCTCGGGGTATCGGATTATTCCACCCATATTATTTCAATCGCAAATAACCTGTGCGGAGAACTTCTGAACCGTGTATTTATTCATGAGTTAGGACATTGTGTGATGTTCAGCTACGGTCTATTACCAGAACTTCACCGCATGGTCAAGAAACGGTATTGGGTGGATGCAGAAGAATGGTGTTGCAATCTTCTGGCCGACTATTCTTGTTTCGTTATTGGCACAGCTAGAGACATACTAGGAAACCAGTTCACATATGTGGCTCCTATCGGGGCAGAAAGGATGATTGCATAGATGGCAAAAGCAGAAAACACAGTTATTTTTGATGGCATTCAGTACAATCCAGGTGACGAATTGCCGGATTTAGGCAGTTGGGTATGTACAGACGCAAGAGGTATGGTTCGTGATTACGAGGGACTTTCAAAAGACGTATTAAAACTGCCACATTATGTGCAGAGTGGTTCTTCGGCGTTGTGTCTTGATACTTCTGAATTATACGAATATCACAAACCTACCGATACATGGTACAAACTGTAAAGGAGAAGCGCATATGGCATTAACAGCAAAAAAAGTATATGCAATTTTAAAACGCCAGATTTCCGATATGGAAGCAAAGTTAAACAGCCCTCTAAGGTACAGAGGTACAGTTGCGACTGCTGATTTGCTTCCATTAAATCCAGACATTGGCGATATGTACAATATCGAGTCTAAATCTGTCTATGGCGAAGCAGGAATGAACGTGGCGTGGAATGGGGTAGTATGGGATACTATGGGTGCCCCGATTGATATGTCTTTGTATTTTACAAAAGAAGAAGCAGATACCACAATACAAAACATGGTAAATGAGTACTTTGAAAATAATCCGGTCAAACCCGGAGCCACGACAGAACAGGCGCAGCAGATCGAGCAGAATAAAAAGGATGTTGCTTCGCTAAAGGAAGATTTATCCACCAAAATCACCAAGTTCTACGCCAGTTCACAAGGCGAAACCCATCTTGCTGATTCTGACAATGGAAAGATTCAAGATATGATGGTGTATGGGAAGTCTGAGCAGAAACAGTATAGTGGGAAAAATTTGCTGAATCCTACGTTACAGACTACTACACAGAATGGTGTTACTTGTACGAATAACGGTGATGGGACTTATACTGTAAATGGTACAGCGACAGGCGGTACAGTTTTTATTGTATATTATAATTTTGCAGATGTATATGGTAGTGCAAGCTCCCTTAAAATGGTTGGTTGTCCTAGTGGTGGTTCAGCACAAAAGTATTTTCTCCGATCATACAGAAAAGGTGGAAATCCAGAACACTTAGATGAGTATGGTTCTGGAATATCAATTGGCAGTTTTAAAGAATCTGAAAGTAACATAGCAATTATAGTTAAAAGTGGCGTAACAGTAAATAATCTAATATTTAAGCCAATGCTTACAACAGATACAACAGCTACTTATGCAGATTTCGAACCATACACCGGCGGCATCCCAAGCCCAAACCCTGATTATCCGCAGGAGATTAAGAGTGTGGTGAATCCAACGGTGAAGGTGTGTGGGAAGAATTTATGGGATAATTTTAAAACATTATCATCAGGAAACGTTGAACAAAAAAATGGAACATATATAGCAACAACAGATACTATGCAAGTAGACGTAACACCTAGTTCTAATGGCAGTAGACCGTTGCTTTTAAAAGCGAATAATACTTATACATTTTCATTAAAAACCACAGTTAGTACTTCAGGTAATAGATATGTATGTTTAAGATATACGAATGGTGAAATCAAGGACATTCGTTTTATAAACAATAATTTTATTAATTTTGTTCCCGAAAGAGATGTAGAAAAAATAGGTTTTATTTTATATAGAAGCGTTGCAGGAGATAAAGTATATGATGTCCAGTTGGAAATGGGTTCAGAAGCTACACCTTATGAACCCTACCGCGACGAACAGACCGTCACCCTCCCATACACCCTCAATGCAATCCCTGTAAACTCAGGAGGTAACGTCACAATTGATGGTCAGCAGTATATTGCGGATTATGTGGATGTGGAACGGGGAAAACTGGTGAGGAATGTACTTGTAAAAACATTTACTGGAAATGAAGGATGGGATTATTCTGATGCAACTGATGATTCTAAAAAAAGATTTTATTTGGAAATTAACAAAAAAATAAAAAGTGCGATTGGAATTTCAAATTATTTAAGATCTATTGGTGCTGATATTAAGAAAGGAGACAATTGTTTTGTCGCATATACTAGATCATTAGATGTGCGCATAACCAGTATTGCATCCTTAGCGGAATTTAAGAGTTTTTTGGCTAGGCTAGATTCTAATGGAAAACCGTTAAATGTTCTTTTTGCGTTAGACACGCCAGAAGAAATAGACCTAACACAAGAAGAAATATCCGCATTTAAAGCCCTTTCCACAAATTATCCAGTAACAAATATAGAGGTATCCTCAGACCAGCTTGACGGATATACAGTATTTAATTACCCAATAAGCATGGCTAATGGGTGGAATTATGTCAAAAAGCAACTTAACGATAACCGTGACTATATCTACGACATGGACATGCAGAGCGCAGAAGCCTATGTAAACAGCGAATATGCAGTAGCATTAACGGAATTGGAGGTGTGATTATGTTATATAGAACATTACTGAAACTTAAAGAAAGAAACGGATTTACAGATGATTTAAAAAATAAGATTGATATTTTCTTCGCAACGGGCAGGATTACTGAGGAACAGTATAATGAGCTGATGGATATTAATAATGAAGAAGAACCGAAAGCGGAAACTAATTAACTAAAGAGAGCATTTCGGTATTACTAATACATGCTAAGATATATCAGTAATACCGAAAGCAACAAGAATCAATCATGTTTCTCAAACCACTCAGCAAGAGCCTTGCGGATAACCCAAGATGCAGAACGTTCTTCACGTTCACAGTAAGAAATCATCTGCCTGTACTGCTCTGGCTCAAAGCTGATCGTGGTCTTGATATACTTGTCCTTATCGTCCTTTTTCTTGTTCGCCATGCTGCCACCTCCCATCTAGTTAACTATAGCAGATGGCTTTAGCAATAGCAATAGATACGAGGAAATCCCTGTATTTACAAGGGTTTACAGCTCATGGACTTTTGGGACGAGGGCTCTTGCGACTCTTATGCTTCAAAGAGGTACGCCGATTACTGAGGTGCAGAAGATTCTTGGACATGTCAACATTAACACGACAATGATCTATGCAAAGGTATCTGATGAAGATGTAAAAGTGTCTCATATGAAATATGCAATATAAGATTAAAATAAAAAGACTCTTTTTGAAGGGAGAAAACGCTATGAGAGGATTGAAACGTCAAAAACAGACAGTGTATTGGTCAAGGGTAACTGAAGACCTTGACGGGATAGACACAATCAAAACGTACCAAAAGCCAGAATTACATCACCTCTCCGTATCTGCGACTGCCGGAACGCCAGAGGAATTATCCGCCGGTTATATCCCGGATTATGACAGGTATATCACAAACTTCGACCGCAACTTCAAGCCACAGACTGCCGATGTATTCTGGATTGACCGCAAACCAGAACTGACCGACGCAGGAGAACTTGTTTTAGGTGAAGATGGAGAGCCTGCAGTCCCACCAGATTACCGCCTAAAAAAGATTCTTGATACCCAGAAAGGCAATGTGGCACGATACGGTATTAAGTACACAGGAGATGGCTCAGATGGCGAATAAGACTATCAAAATGGAATTGTCGCATAAATCTATACAGGACACAATAAAGCAGCTCAGAGTGTATCAGAAGTCGCTTGCAAGCAAGAATGAGGAATTTGTCCGCAGGCTGACAGAACTTGGAATCCCGGTCATAGATGAAAACATAGCATTGGCGCAAGGCGATTCTGAAAAAAATCATAACACCTATATCAGAATCAATAACTTTGGTGGTTATTCTCAGGCGACGCTTGTGTGCGAAGGCTCTGACCTTTTGTTCATTGAGTTCGGGTCGGGCATTCACTACAACACTCCGGCGGGAACCAGCCCACATCCAAAAGGACAGGAATTTGGATATACAATCGGTTCATACGGGCAAGGGAACGGAAAGAATGAATCGTGGGTTTATTATTCCGATTCTGGCGAATGGGTACGCTCTTATGGTACTGAAGCCACCATGCCAGTTTATAAGGCAAGCGTAGAAATCATGCAGAGTATTAGAAAAATTGCAAAAGAAGTGTTTGCATCATGAAAGTTAATACCTGATAATACTGAATAATACCTCTGTCTTTGATATACTATAACATATAAAAGCATCTACCTGAGTGGTGGGTGCTTTTTTCATGCAAAAAAACATAGAAAAGGAGAATGTAAGCATGTTAGTAGAAACAATGATTATCAAAAAAGTAGAAACGAGCATTGTCACAAGCCTAGATGTCGCAGAAACTTTTGAAAAAGAACATAAAAGAGTATTGCAGGACATTAGAAATTTAGGATGCAGTGAAGAATTCGGACAGCACAATTTCGTGCTTTCCTCATACACAAGCATCCAGAATAAAAAACAACCTATGTACTGCATGACGAGAGATGGATTTACGCTTCTTGTTATGGGATACACTGGCGAAAAAGCCATGAAGTTCAAAGAAGGATACATTCGCCAATTCAATGCAATGGAAAAAGTTCTTTTGGGAAAAATCAGAGAACGAGACAAAGGCATTGCAGTAAGACAGGCATTGACCAATGCGCTTAAAGAATCACAGGAAAACGAGAGAATGCATGGTCATGCGTATTCAACGTATACGGATATGGTGTACCGAACTTTATTTGGAAGAACCGCAAAACAGCTTCGAGAGGAAAAGGGACTGTCTACAAAAGATAATCTGAGAGATTTCTTGACAGAAGAAGAGCTAAAAGCTGTCCAGTCAAAGGAAATGCTTGTTAGTGGCTTGATTGACTGCGGATGGGGATATTCTCAAATAAGAGATTTCCTTAAGACCAGTCTCAGAATATGCTAGAACAGGCGGGGTGATATAAAATGCCAGACACGATTAACAACCCAGTATCAGAAGTATTTTCTAGGTGGAGTAAAGATATTCAACCAACAGTCGGCAAAGGCAATTTTTCCATGGAAAAAAGCCAGACAATAGCATCTGGTAAAACGAAATACGCCAGATTGTTCATGATGGGGAATCCTACGCAGTCAACAAGTCTCGAAGGTCACGAATGCGCAACAGTTCTTTCGTTTCAAACGGAAAGTTACGCATCTGGGACAAAGGCTTTATCGACTGCATACGAAATCGACAGCAAAAGTCATCAGGCTATGGTTTCGATGGGCTTTCGCCGGACATACGGACCGGAAGAAGTCGCAAATTCCGAAAAGAGTTTCAAACGAATCATAAGCCGGTACAGTAGAATTTACACCGGGCAATTATTGGAAGCGTAACAGCTTCTATTTTTTTATACCAAAAAAGAAAGGAGAGTGTCCTATGAGTAAAGATAAATTACAATGGCTGAAAGCTGCAGGAATCAGAGCTGTTAAGACAATTGCTCAGACAGCAGTTGCGACAATCGGAACCGCGACAGTCCTTGGAAGCGTTGACTGGAAGATGGTCGTATCTGCGTCCGTTCTTTCCGGCGTTTTATCCTTGCTTACATCTGTAGCAGGGCTTCCAGAACTGAAAACAGGCACAGATGAATAGAAAGGACGGTGATCCTTTTATCTCCCGGATGCAGGGTTACGCATCAGAGCCATGTGGCTCTTTTTTATTGTGATTTTATAGCTGAAAAGCAGAAAGGAGCCGAATATGGCAGAAAAAGGAAATATAGCAGGCGTAAGTACCGTTGGTTCGCTTACTGGATATGCAGTCGAAACAACAGCAGGTACTAAACCGACAACATTTAAACTTCTTCACAGAATCAATGCTTCTGATGAAATCAAAATTGACGTGGAGACAATCGACGCTTCCGCACTTGAAGATGAAGTCGAAAGAACTATTGCAGGACGTGGTTCTACAGGTGGTACATTCAACGTAACTGTGAATGTAACTGATGAAACTATCACTGAATGGGAAACCTTAATCAGCGAATATAAAACAGGAAAAACAGATGGAAAATCTATGTGGTATGAAGAATATTTCCCGTCTCTTAAGAAAGCATTCTTCACAAAAATCGAGCCACCGACAATCATTCCTAAACCGGCGAGAGATCAGAATGGCCTGTTAACCGTTGAAATGTCTCTTACTATCAATGAATATGTCGGCCCGAGTGAAGCAGTAGTTCCAACTGACAGCGGCCTTTAAACACATTTGGGAGGACAAATAATATGTATAAAGTTTTAAAAATCGGCGGCAAAGACTACAAACTTGAATATGGAATTGAAGCATCACTGTTTGATGATTGTGTGAAATCCGTAATGAATATGCTGGTTTCCACAAGCGGTGGAACGGACAGGAGTCTTAAGGAAATGGTTTCTGGAATGAGTAGTATTCCAAATACTGCACTCAATGCGTTCTATGCCGGATTACTTCAATATCACGGCAACCATTCTGACGGTGATGGCACTGTCCCGGACTTAGATACCGCCAAAAAACTTGCAACACAGTATATGACCGAACATAAAGATGATGAGCAGGGTAACTTCTATGGCCTTTTCGCCATGTGCATTGAACAGATGGAGGAAGATGGTTTTTTCAAGTTAACCGGTCTGGAAACCTTCATGGACAACATGAATGCGGCAATGGACTCTGTGAAAGCGAAGAAAGCGCCGAAGAAGCCAACAGATCACCTGAAAAAAGCTACAGTGAAATAATCTGGGATGAATTATATCCAATGGCTGTGCGCATTGGGATGTCAAAAAAAGAATTTCTTAGGAGCACTCTTAAGGACCTGAGAATCCGTATAGAACAATATGGAATCTTAAAGAACGAAGAAATTCAGTCGCAGTTGATAAACATGGACTATCAGTCGTGGCTGACCGGATTGTACGTGAAAACAAGTGTTTTGTGTACATTGTTCCCGAGAAAGGTTAGCTATCCGAGCAAACCAATTACGCAGGAAAAACAGAATAATTGGGTTGAACACAATCCAGATATGCCAAAGAAATCAGAAGCAGAACTAAGACAAGAAGAACGTTACTACGAACTTCTTATCAGGCAGGCAAATGCAAATATATCTGAAATAGGTAATGAAAAGGGCAAGCAGGATGAATAGTAGTCTTGCTTGCCCTTTATTTTTTTTGAAATAAAGGAGGTGCTTATATGCCTGACAACACAATAGATAGCCTTGCGATAGAGGTCAGCAGTAACGTATCAAATGCAAGTAAATCCATTGATGATTTATGCAATAAACTGAATCGCCTGAGCAGTCGTATGTCTGAGAGCATCAAGTATCTCAGAGACTTTTCAGCTTCCGTCGGTACGGTCAACTCTGCTGTTCAAGCACTTAAATTGGACAGGCTTGATTTATCAACGATAAACAGTCAATTGCAACAGTTTACGCAGTCCATGAGTGCGCTCGGTAGCCTGAACTTGAGAAACAACGGATTAAACTCATTCGTAAATGCAATCCGCAGATTGAACGAAACATTAAATTCCACAGGTGATGTGTCTGGAAAGATTCAGAGCATGATTTCTGAGCTATCCACGCTTGGCAGTATTCCAGACGTATCAAACAACGTGAACCGGTTTATTTCTTCGTTGGCAAGATTGGCGAATGCAGGCAGCTCTATTGATGCAGTTACATCAAAACTTCCAAATCTTGGTGAAGAACTTAGAAAAATCATAGTTTCATTCTCTGGAATAGGTAATATTTCTCAGCCAATTAATACATTTGTTCAGTCAATATCTCAGTTGGCAAATGCAGGAGATAAAACCGGAAAGACAGCAACTCAGCTTAATGATCTGGCAAATAGCCTAAAATCATTCTTCCAGACGATGAGTACCGCTCCTAGAATCAGTAGCAGTACAATTCAAATGACTCAGGCTGTTGCTCAGTTGGCAAATTCTGGGGCGAATGCCGGTAGAGCGGCAAGGTCTACTGCAAGTGCATTTTCAGGATTGGGACAGGGTGCGGCCACTTCGACAGGAAAGGTCAGAAAACTTGCAAACGCCGTTGGAAGTGTAGGAAGCAAGGCAAAGAAAAGTTTGCCTAGCATCATGTCTCTGGTGGCAAAATTCTGGACGTTGAAATTTGTTGTTGGAAAATTTGGAAGCGCAATTGAAAGTTCCATGAATTTTCTCGAAGATTACAACTACTTTCAAGCGGCGTTTCGTCAGGTAGCAGATAAAGCAGGAGAAACTTGGTCAGAGGCAGGCTATGATTCTGCGGAAGCTTATGCAAATTCATTTAGTAATAGAGCTAGAGAACTTACATCCAAAATGTCTGGGTTCGATGTTTCCGATAATGCGATTTTGACCGCAAATAAATCAGGTAAATCACTCGGTATGGACCCGTCCATGCTCTTGAATTATCAAGGCCAGTTTGCACAGTTGTCGTCCTCCATGGGAACAACTTCTGAACAGGCATTAAAACTGTCGAATGCACTGACTATGATCGGTGCTGACCTTGCATCTGTTAAGAATCTTGATTTTAGCACAGTTTATGAGAACTTATCCTCTGGATTAGTAGGTATGAGCCGTGCTGTAGACAAATATGGTGCAAACATTCGTGTGGCAAACTTACAGCAATATGCGGCAAATCTTGGTATACAAACGTCTGTTTCTAATATGGACCAGGCAAGTAAGGCAATGCTGAGAACGATAGTAATACTGGATTCCACCCGGTACGCATGGGCGGATATGGCAAATACGATAAATATGCCAGCCAACCAGTTACGTATACTTCGTGCAAACTTAGTATCCTGTGCCAGAGCATTAGGTAACATCTTTATGCCTGTAGTTGCGGCAGTGCTTCCATACATCAATGGTCTTGTGATCGCATTCCAGAGACTTTTGACATACATTGGTTCGCTTCTTGGAGTTGATACCAAAATCGGAAAAATGTTCGGTTCTATCGGTGGTGGAAGTGAAAATCTCTCGAATGCACTTGATTCCATAGACGATTCTGGAATTTCGGACGTAAATGATGCTACAAAAGATACAGACAATAATCTGAAAAATGCAACCAAGAGCGCAAAAAAATTAAAACAGTTCCTCGCATCCTATGATGAACTTGAAATTATGAGCAAAGACGATAGTTCTCTGTCAGACCTTGCAAATTCTAAAATTAAAACGCCAAAAATTGACACATCTGCAATTGATGCAGGAATCCTCAACGATGCACTGGATAAACTTTTGAACGAATACCAGAAGAAATGGGATGCTGCCTACAACTCCATGGAAAACAAGGCTATGGCGTTCGCTAATAAGGTCACAGACACATTTAAGAAACTTGCAAAAGCCGCAGAACCTACCACAAAAGCACTGAAAAATCTTTGGAACAATGGATTGAAGCAGCTCAGAGATTTCACATGGACAGCATTAAAAGATTTCTGGAATCATTTTTTAGTTCCGCTTGGCAAGTGGACGCTTGGGGAAAAAGGATTACCACGACTAATCAATGCTTTTAACGATTTTCTTGTGAAAATCAACTGGGACAAAATCAATGCTTCCCTTGTACAGTTATGGGGTGTATTAGAGCCATTTGCTGAGAATGTCGGAACTGGCTTACTTGATTTCTTCGATGATTTCTTTGACAAGGCGGCAGATGGAGTTAATAAACTTCCTGATCTGATTGACAGGTTCAAAGAGTTTATCGCAGCATTCTCACCGAAGCAAGCACAGTCTATCGGATATTTCCTCGGACAGCTCCTGACAGCTTTTGTAGCATTTAAAGGGCTTACATGGTTTGGAAGTATTTTCGGTAAAGATGGAGCGATAGGCAAAGGAATCACCATGTTAGCAACGCATCCATATGCTTCGATAGCGGTAGGATTAGGCCTTACCGTTGCTGCACTTGATAAATTTGGAGTAATTGATGTTGATTGGGACGGGTTATGGACAAGAATCGGGAATCTCAAAGACGTAATTGTGAATTTCATCAAAAACATTGATTGGGATTCGTTAATAAAAACAATCGGCGATGTATGGGATGTATTCCAGCCATTTGCTGAAGGATTCGCAGATGGATTTATCAGCTTTTTCGATATAATGCTGAACGATATTGGTGCCCCACTGATTAATACATTAGTAAGCGTCTTAGATGCTTTCGCAAAAGCCTTAGGAAAGCTTGACGATAAGCAGATAGAAGCTCTTGGCGAAGCTCTAGCACGGTTTTTTATTATAAGGGGAAGCATTAAGTTTGCCCGAAATATATACAATGTAGTCAGTTCTATCAGCGCACTCAGAACAATCTTCGGTGGGTTAGGAACGGTTCTTTCCACAGCCAGTGGTGCATTGCAGACATTCTTTGGCTCTGGACTTGGTTCTACGCTTGCGGCAGGATTCGCAGACAGCATGGTTGTCTTAGGAACTGCAATGGCAGGTTTCAACCTCGGAAAGTGGATAAGTGTTAATCTGTTCGGCGGCGAAGATAAAACTTTTGGAGAGTTTTTGGAAGATAATGTATTCGGATATCAAAAAGGAGATTTTACCGGTGCTATCAACGAATGGATGAAAGATATATTCGGAGTCGGTAATAAACTTACAGAGGATGATTTAAAGGTATTTCAGGAATATGAAGATGCTATTCTAGGTTTGGTTCACGCAAGCCAGATTTCAGGCGAACAAGCATATCCTTTATTAACATTCCTTTCCGAATTGAAAGATAACGGATATAGCACAGAACAGGCGTTGCTTGAACTTGAACTCAAACTCAATAATCTTGGAGTTTCATCAGAGGACTTCGAGAATGCGATAGCAGGAGTAAACAAACCAGTCAAAGACCTTGGAGATACAGCGGAAACATCCTCTAATCAGTTTTCAAATATGGCTGATCGGATTAACAATGTGTCGTTTGAGGATATCTCAGAACAGCTTACAGGATTCCAGACGCTTATCCAGACCGTTGACTTTGCAACTCTGGTAACAGATACGGCAAACGCAATTGATGAGATGGGCGGCATCTGGGAAAATGGAAAACAGATTCTCGGAGAAAAAGCATTACAGATTTATCAGGAAATTTCAAAGGGATTAGAACCGGATGATAACGGCTACTATACTTTAGCAAACGGACAGATGGTGCAGTTTGGAAAAGGTATTTCTGATTATGAAAGCACTCTACAAAGTACAATGGATTCAACTTTACAGGGGGCAATCAACGGCGTTCTGGATAACAATTCTGGTTTTGAATTAGTCACAGAACTCGGAAAGAATCAGATTCTTGCCGTAGGTAGTGGGATTGAGCAAAACGGCAGTAAAGTCACTGAAAAGCTTAACTCAACAATTCAATCATCTGCGAAAGGTGCAGAAGAAACTGCGAAATCAAGCGGCAAAACCCTTGGAAGCAACATTGCAGAGGGATTACAGACTGGAATTAACGGGAAGAAAGAAAGCACAAAGACTTCGATTCTTGATCTAATGAATAACAGCGTAAAAGCCCCTGCACAGGAAGCAGTAGACTCCCATTCTCCGTCCAGATGGTTCAAGCAGCTTGCAGAGTACTGCGGTCAAGGATTCCGAAACGGATTAGAGCCGGGCTTTTCTGCGTCGTTCACATGGTTCGGAAGAATCCGAAGCAGAATCAGCAATTCCATTGGAAACCTGTATAATATCGGTTGGAACTCTATTATTGGCTTAAATAATGGAATTGTAGGCGCGGCACAACAGCTTTATGCAAATGTGCAAAAAATCGCACAAAATATATCAAATACGTTCCGCAAAGTTCTTAAGATTCATAGCCCGTCGCAGGTAATGATGGAACTCGGTGGATTTACCGTTGAGGGATTCCAACTCGGTATGCAGAATATGCTTCCGAAAGTTGAATCCACCATCAATGATATAAGCGCCGAAGTGCAAAAAATTAATACACCAACCGCAGACATTATCACAAAGAGTGCATCCTATCAGGAAGTAAAGAGCAGAATGTCAGTTGATACAGATGATTTTGTGGATGATATTCGAAAGGAAATCATGGCAATCAGCAGTAACACGTTCGACAACAACCAGATGATCGGGCAGGCGGTCAAAAGCGCCCTGAACGGCATGGCAATCTATGCAGACGGACATCTGATTGGATATCTGAAAGAAGAAAATCAGCAGTTCAGAAACCGTAATGGCTACGGAATATTTGAAGGGTAGGTGATAGAATGAGTGACTTTATTGCGGGAAGTAGTTTCCAAGGTTATTTTTTAAAGTTCGGGGGAAGTGTTCTCTCGAACAAATTCTTAGCCTACGATGATTATTCCGCAACCCCGAATCAGCGAACAGAGATAGAAGCATACAGGGACTTGAACAATCTCTTGCATAGGGACACAAGCCCGAATTTTAAGACTAAAATAGACTTCAACACGCGCCCTATGTGGTTACCAGATAAAATTGAGATGCAGTCTGTTTTCAAAGCAGGCTTAGTCAATAAGGCACAGCGGAAATACAAAGTTACATACTGGGACGATGAAGAAAACACCTACAAAACAGGTGTTTTTTATATGCCTGATATTGAGTATAAACCTATCAGAGTTGTAGGAAATAACATTTTGTACAATAAAATCAGAATTGCACTGATCGAATACTAACAACCAGAGTGCATGGGTGTCACAGCTCATGTGCTCTTTTATTTTATAGACGGGAGGATGATTATGGCAAATACAGTATCTTTTGACAGCTTATTGAATACGACGGCCGGAATGACTGCTGTTGTTAACAACACGAAACACGACGATGATGTAGTTAACGTCACAGGCGTTGATTGGTTTACTTATGCGGGCAAGACTGCAAGCACCATATATGTTTCAGGGAACAATTTCATTGGATTTGGGCAAAAAGCCGAACAACTCAAAATCTGGCGCAGGGATGGTGCGGTTTATTATGTGTACCGGCAGGAAGGAACACTTACGTCGGGAAAAAGATTCCTCAAAATCAGGGTTGAAGGCTATGTGTATTATTCAAGCACTTCTTCATCGTACGCACTGAAATACGAAGTATTCTTGATAGAAGGACAGACATTATTTATCAATGTCGTTCAGAGACCTACAAGCAGTTCATACACTGGTACATCGTCAATCACCGACGGTAAAGCCACAACAACCCTAACTCTTTCCGTATCTTCTACGGTTCCGGTTTCAATTCTGGTAAAGAACGCAGGTGTATCACAGAAAGTCAGCTATGAGAAGTTTGTTGACAAATATGTCACTGGAATTACTGTGTCAAAAATGCCAGATAAGACCACGTACTATCAGGGCGAATTATTTGACAGCACAGGCCTTGCAGTGTCTCAAACATACAATGATGGAACATCAGAAACCATCACCAATTATGAATTATCAGGATTTGACAGCAGTTCCGCAGGTACAAAGACCATAACCGTTACTGTATCTGGCAAAACCACAACGTTTGAGATTACCGTCTCAGAAGCTTCTATTACCACCATATCAGTAACGACTATGCCAAGCAAGGTAAATTATCACATAGGAAAAGAATTTGATTCTACAGGCATTGTGGTTACGGCAACGGCAAGTGACGGAAACACTATAGATGTCACAAAAGATTGTACATATTCTGGTTTTGACAGTAGTTCTCCAAAGCAATGTGAAATTACAGTTCATTATGGCAGTTTCACTTGTACATTTGAAGTTACTATTATGCAACCAGAAAGAATCTCGGACATATTTTGTCAAGGCAAATATTATTTTGTCGGTGATGCATTAGATCTTAAGGTATTTTATATAACTGTAGAATACTCAGACGGCTCAGAGGAAGTGACAAGCGGATACACAATTGAAAATAAGGCGCTTTTGGAAGCCGGTGTAATTCCTATTAATGTAGAATATTTTGGCGTGGCAATTACGTCAAATGTCACAGTATACAGTTCTCTTTTGATACATATCGGTTCTCCGAATTACGAAGATGTGACAGCTGAATTCGACATTGATGCAAATACTTTAACCATATCTGGAACTGGAAAATTCACATATAGTTTATCTGATAGTTTAGAGAAATCCGACATTTCTATCCCTGACAGCTTATATAAAAGATGTACAAAAATGGTTTTTGGAGACGGAATCACTGGCATTAGGAGCGGATTTAGTTCCTCATTCAAAAAATTGGAAAGCATTGTTTTTTCAAACACGATCGCAGAAATCGAACGTGGAAATTTTTCAATATTTTTAGGAACTAAACTTGAATTTCCGTCATCAATTAAAACGATTCTAGGAGGCGTGTTTTACTCTTGTCCTAATCTAACAGAACTACTTTTTCATGATGGCTTACAAACAATTGAGGGCGGCACATTCAATGAGTGTCCAAAATTAAAAAACATTGTTTTTCCAACGTCGTTGACTTCGTTATCATCCGGTGCTTTTTCAGGGGCGACAATAGATAATGTTGAAATCGGAAATGCAGATTCCATATTCAATTCATCCGGTATTTTTATTCCAAATTGCAAGAATTTGATAATTCGCGGCGGAACTATTGACGGAACAAATGGAACGAAATTGCTTTCTGCGCTCGAAAATCTTACGCTAAAAAGCACGGTTAAATTTACCGGAACATCACATTTTACACCATGTTCTAGTACTTTAAAAACAGTTACCATTGAAGACGGAATAACAGTAATACCAACATCGTGTTTTGCGAACTGTGGGAAAATCACGGAAATTACTATTCCTGCAAGTGTTATAAACATTGGAGATAATGCGTTTTACAATACTTCACTTAAAAATCTGGTAATTCCTGACGGCGTTCAAACTATTGGCGCTCAGGCGTTTCGCGGAACACAACTTACAAACATGTCTATTCCTGCAAGCGTTACGGTCATTTGGGAAAATGCTTTTAACACGCCTGTTACAACAAATATCACACTGAACAAAAAAACAAATGAAATCTCTGGTTCACCGTGGGGAGCATCTGGCACAATCACATGGTTAATTCGGGCAACCAGACTTGAAGTTACTCATATGCCAACCAAAGCCAGATATTTCGTAGGCGAAACTTTTGACAGCGCAGGACTTGTAATTGCTGCATACTACAACGATAATACGTCAGAACAAGTAACAGGATATACCTTATCAAGCCCGGATATGTCAGTATACGGAAATAAAACTGTAACGGTTACATTCGATGAAAAGACCGTGGATTTCAGTATTCTTGTGGTAGACATTTCTGGAATCGAAGTAAAAACTATGCCTGTAAAAACCGAATATCCGAAAGGAGATGTATTCGACGCAACTGGATTGTCAATCCTTGTTAAATATACTGATGGCACATCAGAAACAAAGACAAGCGGATTTGAAATATCTGGATTTGATAGTTCTTCTGTTGGCGAAAAAACAATCACAGTAACCTACAAAACACATACCGATACTTTTAAAGTAACCGTATACGATCTTTCCGGAATAAGAATCACAAGTTTTCCATCCAAGGTTTATTACAAAATCGGAGAAGCATTCGACCCATCGGGTCTTACCGTTGCAGAAGTAAGACAGGATGGAACCGAGAAAGAAATTACAGATTATGATATTTCTGGCTTCGATAGTTCTACCGCAGGTTCTAAGACCATCACAGTTTCTTATAATGCCACAGTCAACGGAACTTCCAAATTTGTTGGTTCCGACAGTTTTCAAATTAAAGTCACGAACGACGGAAAAAACCCATTTGATGATAGCTCAAGTGGTGGTTCTGGCGAAGTTGAAGAAGAAAAAACTGAACCAATCAATGTTACAGTACACTGGATTAACGGCGAATTTGCTGACCTTACAAATGAAAATATCGACCAGAATACGCTTACTTTGCAGGAGTCTATTTGTTCTGAAAGCTATTTCATTTTTGGCGGCTGTGTCTGTAATCAGATAACGTTTCAGGCTCACCACGACCAGTTTAACGGTACCTCGGAAGAGTTTTATCCGCATGGAAAAATTGAAGTTTACGTCGAGAAAAAAGGAACAAAAATCAAAATTTTCACAGGTGAAATCGACAGCGCAGAGCGAAAAGCAAACTCCTTGACACGTAATTTTATCGCATACGATTATCTGTATAAATTACGAAATACTGACATTGCACGTTGGTACAAAAACCAGACGACTGATAAAAAGAAAAAGCTGACTCAAAAGCAATTCAGAGATAAATTATTTGAGTTTTTGGGACTTGAGCAAGTTAGTACAAAACTGCATTGGGACGATGCCTATGTGCCTGATACGAATAATTCAAATGAAATGAACGTAGTAAATATTCTGAAAGATTTATGCTTGCAGAATGACCGTTTTGGTTGGATGAACAGGGACGGCAAGTTTGAGTATCTGAAACTTCGCCAGAACAGTTACAGATACGGGCAGACCACCGGTAATCAGAACATTTATAAATACTACAATAACGAAGAAGTACATCTTGATACATTCAAGAGTTTTACCGCAAAAGAGGGCAGAATCTGGTTCCCGAATATTATATTTTGTGACCCCGACCCGAATAGAGCCTTTGGCTTTACGCAAGGCGACTATACAGCGCAAGAAGCGTATGATAACAACGTTTATTACAACAGAAATAGCTTCTTTGTAGGAAATGAAGACTGGCTGAATTATGTTTGGGATGCTGATGAATATGGCGGTATTTCAAGGGCTGAACCGATTATGAAAATCTGCTATGGCGTATTCGTAAATCAAGATTTACGGAAATATTACCGTGCGCAGGGATATACCGCCGATGTTCAGGGAAACCCACTGAACATGGTTGGACAGGCAGTCGAACTCTACTATAAGAAGCAGATTCAGCACGACGATCAGGAGCCTACAGAACTGCAATGGTACGTTCATTCATACATCATGAGCAGGACACTCAAAATCGGCGCTACAGACATGATTGACACCTATTCTGCCAATAATGCACCGTTCAACAGCAATAGCCGACAACTTGGAAAAGACACGCCTGAGATATCCGCAACTGTCAACCGCACCCGATCAGAAATGCCGACAATCAGTTATGCAGAATTTACGGACGGTTCGGATTCTGAATTTTCACCGGCAATGATTGATGATTTTACGGACGGTTCTGGCAATTCTGGTAGTACTTCCGGGCAATTAAAAAAGGCACAATTAAGGTGCATAAAGCGAATCAAGAAAGCTGATTACGACGCTCTTGTAGCCGCAGGAACTGACCGAGCAGATACGTTGTATTTCACTTACGAGGAGGACTGATTGAATGAAATATCGGGCATTTGCAAACGGGCAGGAGATTACAGATTTCCCTATTTCAGGCACTGACACAAATGCTATATATGGTGGCGATACACTATTGTGGAAAAAAGTAAAGAAAGGGCTTTTTGACAAAAGCCTATATATGAAACTTGCGTATGACCATACATCAGGGTTAAGCACTGGTTCTAACCCATATTTTAAGTACGACGAAGTAGGATTTTATTTTCCGTATATGGAAGACTATATCACTTTGCAATATTATAAACCTGACGAAATAGAAAAAGTTGCGTTCACTTATTATGATAAAAAGGAAACAGATTCTAGTGGAAAGTCTGTTTATTATAGGCTTTTCAACGTGGGATGCAAAGTGAAAGAAGTAGACCCTAATAAACGTTTATATATAGCTGAATATCATGCCTACAAAGGACAATATGTGCATAGTTCGCAAATTAACATACAGGATTCACCATTACCTGTCAGCCAGCAAAATAAGAACACATTGATAATAGACAGTGACAATATATATTCTATTGATGGAATATATGATTGGATGACATGGGATGATGGGCATGGTTCATGGGGACCTATATACGGTGATGAATGGGCGCAACGAGCAAAAGAAACAGGTGTTACAAATGGAGCATATTTAGCGGAAAATCTTACTGCCATGAAAGAATATTTGCGTTCTTAAAAGCACTAAATTCCATTGTAAAATCGCCCCCAAATATGCTATAATAAAACCGTAAAAATTTGCATCTGATTCTTAAAAGAATTCGGAGCCGAGCGGAACGAGTCAAGCCAAAATGGACTCAATCCCTCGGCTCTTTTTGCTTATTTTAATGTTAATTTTTGCAAATAAGAACCCCAAAATCACAAATAAGAGCGCATTTTCCATAAAAACTGAAATAAGCCCTTATTCGCCCAAATATCCTCAAATTCTCAGTACTGACCGTACTAAAATGTAACTATATTAAAAATAAAAAATGAATAATTTGTAAACATAAATTTTGCTTGTTTTCAGAATAAATCAATCATCTGAGAAAATAATAAAATCCAGAAATAAATATTCTGTCAACAAGCGATTTTCGTTTACATAACATCTCAATGTAACGTTACAATAACGTTACCAGTAACGCAATGTAACGCGATAGAATAAGAATAAGAAATAGAATAAGAATATAATTAATATATATACGAGATATATATTAATCGTCGAATAAGCACTATTCGACCCTGACATTCTTAACTCGTTTCAGCCCAAGGCAAACCATTTTTATTAGCAACCTTGTATTTGACTCATATAGCGATTTTATGTGCGATTCGATAAAATCCTAGAATAACATATAAAAATTGATTTTAGTGGCAAATACGGAGCTTACAAGGCATATTTAACAGAAAGGAGCAACGCGATATGACAAACGAACAGAAAACAGTTCTCAGGAAGATTATTTATGCGGTCGAAACTGGCGGACAGGTTTACGGACAACAGGATTATTCGGACTTCACGGAAGCCTATACGAATAACTCAGATGAACACGCAATTACAATCGGTGCAGGAGCGTGGTACGGAACCGAAGCCAAGGCACTTTTGGAACGAATTTACGATGCCGACCCGGAACAGTGGGAGAAGATAGACGAAGTCAGACTTTTGGAACAAGTTCAGACCGCTAATTGGGAATGCTTCAATATTTCCAGAATATCACAACTTGCCGACACTATAGTTGCCCTTATTTCGTCCGATTTGGGCGTTAAATGCCAAGATAGCCTTATGGATGAACAATTAGCCATCTATGCAGACGAAGCCATTAAACAGGGCGTTACGGACGCTAGAGCGCAAGCCATGTGCGTGAACTTTAGACATCAAGGCGGGCAGGGGGCGGTAACACGGATTCTGGCAAAGACCCAGAAGCCATATACGCTCGATAATCTCTATGCAGCCTGCCAGACGGACGCAGGGAATCAGGTAGGAGCATATAAGGACAGACAGAATTTTGTTTATGACGCACTAAAAACATATTTTCCAGAAAGTGAGGAGACAGGTATGAACGCAATTGATAAATTAATCCAGATCGCAAAGAATGAAGTTGGGTATCTTGAAAAGGCAAGCAATAGTCAGCTTGATAGTAAGACAGCAAATGCCGGAGAAAATAATTACACAAAATACTGGCGAGATATTAAGCCGGATTATCAAGGGCAGCCCTGGTGTGCTGCATTCGTTTCGTGGTGCATGATGAAAGCATTCGGATTAGACGCAGCAAAGAAACTTTTGAAACACTGGCCATACGTTTACTGCCCAACAATGGCGGATTTGTTTACTCTGAACAGCAATCCAAAAGTCGGAGATATTGTTATTTTTTATCGAAATGGCACATTTACACACACCGGAATCGTAATAAAGGTATCAGGAGATCGGCTCTGGACAGTCGAAGGAAATACTTCTGGTAGCTCTACAATTATCACAAATGGCGGTGGTGTATGCCAGAAAAATTACTACAACAGCAACCTTCCGGGAACAAAATTCTGCACTCCAAATTACAGTTTAGTTAAAAATACAACGTCAGTTTTAGACTCAGATACGGCCAAAAAACAGAACACCAGAGCCTACATTGCACAGTTAAAAAAGGACACAAAATGTTATACAAAATCAAACAAAAACAGCCCGTCAAAGATGTTTCCAAAACTGAAAAAAGGTGCAGTTATAGAGGTGATGAAGTACACAGAAACCGACAGTTCAGGGCTGAAATGGTACTTCATCCGCATCCCTTATCCGAACGATGATGGGTTCGTTTTTGAATTTATTCCAAAAGGAACATTCACCAGAATTACAGATATTTCTAAATGACAGTTGTAATATGACTTTTATAATGCTATAATAAAACGTGTTCGATATAGTAGTTCGTATTGAAACCCCTTTTATTTATTAAGTGTTGACAATGAGAATGACCGCCAATTACTCCTTCCCGGATTGGCGGTCATTTTTCGCTGTCAGCTTATGTATTTTTCGTACTTTTCTTTAATTTCCTTTGCCCCATTCTGTCTTATCTGGACAATGTCCCCAGAATCCATAATGAAATTATCACCCGCCGACTGAATGTGATCCATGTTCACCAGATAACTCTGATGGCAGCGCAAGAATCGTTTATCAGACAGTTTTTCTTCCAGATCATTCAGCTTGCAAGTGGTCACGAAACATCGGTTATTTGTCGCAAAAATATGGCAAACTCTTGCCTGACTCTCGACGTACTCAATTTCATCGTATTTGAGCCGGTTTATCTGCCTACGGAACTTAAATGTAAATGTCTCGTCCTTCATCTGCGACAGAATCTCGTCAATAGCCCGGTATATTCTGCCGTATTCCTTACCCTTGACCGCATACTGCATAGCACCGACGTCAAATGCTTCTTGCAGATGAGAATCGTCGGCTGTCCAGAATATAATCTTTCCATCATATCCAATATCTCGGAGCCGGTTCGCAATCTCCAAACCGTTCTCATTTTCCAGAATCATATCCAGTACAATTACATCGTACCATTTACCCTCTTTCACATCTTCAACAAGCGGATAACCTGCCGAATACTCGTTGATTTCATAGCGATAATCTCTTTTGCGCCGTAAGAATCCCGATACGCACTCTTTAAACAAGTCAACTTCAAGCTGGTTATCGTCACATATGGCTATTCTCATATGCGCACCCTCCTTTCGTAGTCTCAATTTGTCAAAATACGCCATGATTTTGACAGTACACACATTTTTCTTTTTGTTTGTGGTATTATTGTCCCACAAACAAAGTGTAGCACTTGAAATTGTTAGTGTAAAGCATTAAAGTTTGACATAATTCGCAAAATATGGTTTCTGTGTCCGGGAGGATGTGTGGATAGAGAGACTGCCTGCAAGAACGACAGGCAAAAGAAAGAGGGGCGGTTGCCCCTCTTGTTTATTTCGCTAAATACAAAACTGAAACAGTATCTATTTTTACACACATTCCATTCTCTAACGGTAGATTCCCAATTTCACTGGAATATAAAGAATTAATGCTTTCTAAGTCAGAACCAAGACTTTCTTTATATTTTTTTGAAGCAACATGGTATTCTTCTGAATGTTCGTAATCATCATTCTTATAATCATCGTAGCTGTCATATACGCTGATAATTCCTGCTCCGTCGGTTATTGAAAAGGTGTACTTTCCGGCAGGAATATCTTCGCCAATAATATAAACACCTGGATTTAGCCTGCCGGTATCATCAAGAGAATCGTTTTCCTGAGAATTAGAATTTTCACTTTCCACGTCTTTTAAAATAGCTTCTTTTAATTTAGTTCCGTCTGAAAGACGCGTGATTGATAGCGAATCATCCCAAATTGAGCAAGCCAGAGTATCATTTTTGAAATTCCAAACGTTTGTTAGAACTACTCCATCATAACCACCCTTATAGAAATCATCAGTAACATAATCATAATCATACCAATCCTGCTGAGATGCTTCCGACAATACACCGGAAACCTTTGAAGCAAATGTGCCAACTTCATCATCTGGCACGTTCTCACTTATAACGACGCTTAGATGCAAGGATTTAGTGTTTTGGTCAATCACACACTCAGATGCTTCGACAAACCCATCTTCACCATTGATCTTATTAAGCATTTCATTAATGTTGTCAAAGGAAGTAGCACTGGCATTGACAGGAGAAATGCATAAAAAAGCACACATCGTCATAATTCCACAAACTCTCTTTTTCATAAAATCCTCTTTTCTGCTAAAGAAATCTCATATACTGCACTGCAATAAAAACTACTTCAATGATTCCGACAATAATTCCGAACCATGAGCCAATATGTCTATATTCCTCTTTCTTTGTGCCAATATCTACTAATCCTACAATTGCTCCTGCCAGAGCCAGTGGAAACGACAGGATAATTGGCAATGGAAGAATGAATGCCACACCTGCCAGAATACAGGAAATGACGCTCAGGGTTGAATCTTTCTTCTTTTCACCTTTGCTCATACAATCCCCTCCCTTGTTAAAATTTTACAATATTATACCACCTCATGCAAACTATGCATAGTAAAATATCAAAAAAGTAGATTATTTTTGCAGAAAAACTCCCTGATTTTGCACTTCCCAGAAAAATTACACAAGTGTGTGCTATAATGCGTGATATATTTTTAGAAAGAGTTGGTAGTAATGGAGAAGAACAGATACAGGATAGTCGTATTCATCCTGATATTTTACGAAATATTCTGTGCGGTGCATATACCGTCACATGATATAGCAGAACGCCACCGCAGAGATGTGCAGATTACAAAAGAAGCTGCGAAACAAATTTATTCCGCCCAGATGCAGGAGTTGAGCGAGATCAAGGAAATTTGCAATGTCGGATGCTGTATTCACGAAAGCACAATTTGCTTTGAGATTACGAAGTTTGCCTACGAAATAACAAAAGTCCATGTGTATATTTGGCAGTTGCCAAGAGGGAATATCGGTGGTATAATGATGAAAACGAACTAATGTTCGGTTCTGTTTCCTACAAGCCGGGCATATACTGTAATGTAGGTGGTAGTTGTGACAGGGAGGGCTATTTATGGATTATAAAGAGAAAATCATGGCTTTATTAGAAAAGGTTAAAACAGAAGAAACATTAAAACGGGTATATAAACTGTTAGAATATTTGTATTTAAAAGAAAAGTAAAAATAAAAGCCCCTGCGTTTACAGGGGCAAATTTGTTATTCTGTTTTTAAATCATCTGGAGAAGCCGAAAAATAATATTCGAACTTAGAACTATCATATTTTGATCCTATCATTTCATTGATTTTGTCCGCAATGGCAGTTCCCATTTCTTCTCCAAATTCCGAATCCTCTACTTTAGTTTTCTTATACTCCGTAAAGATGTTACCCCACCAATATATATTTGGCTTTTGGACTATCCCTTAAAAACGCGCCCGCATTTTTTGCATTGATATTTAGTAGAAAAGAAACCCCTGCTAATTATCTGTACATTGGCACTCCGACAAGTGATTGCCGGGCATTTTATTTTTCTGGTAATTTTGTCGATAGTTTTTCTTTTTCTCATTTAAGTCCTCCTTGGTGATTTTTTATATATTATAATACACAAAGGACTGATAGTATAGTTAAAACGCAAAAAAAGACTGGGATTTTTACCCCAGTCCTTTTTATTAGTTGCTTTCTAATTCGGTCAAAATTTCTTCAAGCTGTTTCCAATGCTCTTCACTAAGCTTTGCGAATTTAACAAGGATTTTTTTTGCAAATTCATTATCCCCGGTCATTACCGAATCTACGATAGCCTGCGCATCGCCATCGTCGTCCATAAACATGTTACCGTCGCCGCTCACAAGCCAGTCATAAGAAACCTTATAAGTAGTACAGATCAATTTTAGAAAATCGTCATCTGGAACTGTTCTTCCAAGTTCTATATTTTCAATTTTACCACGGCTTTTTAAACCGAGTTTTTTTGCAAAGTCTTCTCTTGAAAGTCCTAAGTATTTTCGCAGCTCTTTCAACCGCTCGCCCATTTACCCACCTCCTTTCTTTATTTTATGGTAACAGTATAACATTTTTAAAATACGTTGTCAACGTAAAAATATTTAAAAACACGTTGACAATGCGTTATAGATGTGATATTATACGTTCATAACGTAAGAGATGTGGAGGTGAACAAATGTCAGAAGAAAAGAGACAGCTTATCAGAGATGTAACAACACGAATCAATAAGCTTCCGGTAGATAAGCAACACTACATTTTGGGATACATGAATGGCGTTGCTGATACTGTTGAGAGTGATACTCAGAAAGAAGAAGCAACAATTAGAGATAGTAATTAGAGAGGAGACGATATTACGGAACAGTTAATACCTATTAATTACAGTAGTGAACAACCTACTGTATCAGCCAGAGAGCTGTATGCAGGGCTTGAAATTACAGACAGATTTTCGAGATGGTTTGAAAGAATGTCTACATATGGTTTCGCTGAGGGAAGCGATTTTACAAGCGTGAAAAGTTCCACACTTGTAAATAACGGAGCAGAAAGAGAAATTTCTGATTATCAAGTTTCTATAGACATGGCAAAACAGATTTGCATGATTCAGCGGTCAGAAAAAGGCAGACAATACCGACAGTATTTCATAGACCTCGAAAAAGCATGGAACACACCAGAACAGGTTTTTGCCAGAGCATTGAAGATGGCAGACCAGACCATTGCGAAGTTGAAAGATTCGGTCAAGTTACTGTCAACGGAAATCAGTGTCAAAAACCAGATAATCGGCGAACTGAAACCGAAAGCCGACTACTATGATGAAATCTTAAAGAATCCGGGACTTGTGACCATTACCCAGATTGCTAAGGATTATGGAATGTCTGGGAAGAAGATGAACGATATTCTGCATGACATCGGAATCCAGTACAAGCAGAGCGGACAGTGGTTACTGTACAGCAAATATCACTGTATGGGCTATACACATTCCGAGACCGTTGATATCGTGAGATCGGACGGTAGACCGGATGTGAAGATGAATACTAAGTGGTCACAGAAAGGAAGAATATTTCTTTACGACAAGCTGAAAGAGAGTGGGATTCTTCCGGTGATTGAGCAGGAGATGACAAAATGATAAAAACTGATGAACTTCGAGGAATATTTGCGAAGAATAGAAAATCTCAGACGGACGTTGCCAAAATGCTTGGAATTACGCCAAAAACATTTTATGGAAAGATGCAGAAAGGAATTTTCAACAGTAATGAGATTCAGACAATGATTGATGAATTTCATATCGAAGACCCGATTGATGTTTTCTTTTCTAAAGCAAATTAAGTAGGAGGTGAGAATGTGACAGCATCCAAAATTGAAATTCGTCAAGCAAACGGCGAAAAAGGAATCTTCACAGAAATTTTTGTGGATGGTCGAAAACTCGATGGAGTAAGAAGTTTTGAATTAAAACAGAAGCCCGGAGATTCGATACCAACACTTTCGATAGACTTAAATGCTTTGGATTTATCAATTGATTTGGGAGTACTAAAGATAAATCAAACAGGTGTCGGAGAAATTGAAAGCATTAAATTCAAAGGGAGCGAAATGCCTGTTGAATTTTGTGAGACAGAATAGGCTCCCATATTTCAGAGAGCCATCGGGTTACTTGTCGAGGTTTCTCAGGATTGAACAATCGCTGGCACGATTGCAACATCCTGTAAGGCCTGCGTATCTGCATCTTAATCTGCCTTTAATTGTTTGATAATTTTTATCTTCGAGTGAAGAAGCAGATAGTTGGGTAAATTCAACCTGATAGTTTTTATTCTGTTTGGTACAGAATCCAGAATACATCATTAATCTATACCTCCTTTCATAAGGAGAGTATACCACATAAAAAATCGGAGGGACATAAAAACGGCAAAAGCATTAATCCTGTCAGCTCTGATCGGCGGTATGTCACCGTACCTGCCGTTCTGGAGATTTGACAGTGCATCACAGCCGGTTGCAGTAGCAATCGTAATATTCGCATTATCATTCGTGTTTATTTACCCGGATGAAATTAAAAGAACCGGAGGAAGAGAAAGATGATTGAGACAAAAATGGGAGAAATCACACTTAAAGGCAGTAAAGCAGAATTAATAGCTGACTTAGCGGTTGTCGTTCGAGGAATCAAAGAAACCATTATGGAAGACGGCAAAAAAACAGAGGAATCTGTGAAGCAGGAGATTGACGAAGCGGTCAAAATCGGACTGATGAACGAAGAAGAATTTAAAACTATTCAAAAAGAAAAAATCAAAGAAGTTGTAAAAACATTATTTGATGATTTACTTGGAGGGCTTTTCGATGAAGATAAAGGAGAATGATTTTAATAAAACCGTAGACGAACTATACCAGTTATGCAGACGCGTTCAGAAAGAAACCGGCAGAACGGTAGCATTTCATTTTGCAAACTACAAGATTGGATGCAACTTACACATCAACATATATAAGAAAGAATCATTAAGAGAGTTTGATATGTACAGCATTGTAGAGGGCGGTTGTCAGCAGGAAGAGAGTGTGAAGAAAGCAACTGATCATTTGAACAAAATTTTGATGGACAACAAACGTCCGTATTGTGAGGGGGATTGCGATGAAGAAAGAAAATAAGATGGATTTCAGAGCAGAGACCGTAGCCGAGGAGTATGCAGAGCTGGTAGGCAGATTAAAGGCATTTGAAGCGTACCTGAACACAACCGAAGCAAATACGTATTTAAAGAAAGAAGTTTGCGCAGCTATACTCGGACTTAATTTGGAGGACAAGGAAAAATGAAATGCTATAAGGGATTTGACAAAGACTTAAAATGCCGTAATTTTCAGTATGAAATCGGCAAGGAGTATGAAGAAGAAAGAGCTGAGATTTGCGATACTGGATTTCATGCTTGTGAAAATCCGTTGGATGTATTTGGATATTATGTGCCGGCTGGTTCCAGATATTGCGAAGTCGAGCTGGACGCAAACGACCAGAAGTCTGATGACAGTAAACGAGTAGGAAAGAAGATTTCTATTAAAGCAGAAATCGGAATTGCCGGAATTATTAAAGCCGGTGTGGAATACATCAAAGATCAGGTTAACTGGGACGATGATAAAAAGTCCAACACCGGAGACCAGTCAGCGGCAACCAACACCGGAGACCAGTCAGCGGCAACCAACACCGGAGACTGGTCAGCGGCAACCAACACCGGAAACCGCTCAGCGGCAACCAACACCGGA